GTTAATGGATTGCATAAACACCTCGTGTACTCGTTATGTGTACACAATTATAAACCTCACAGGCATAAAGCACCAGCCCTTTGCAGCTTAAATAACCGGACAATCATCAAACTCCCCACTTCGGGCATCATTGATGACATGAGTGATCACACCAAAAACAGCATTACTGCCCGTGCATCCATCGTCATCTACTGGTAACGCCTCTTTCTTCCCGGTGCTTAAGTCCTCCAGGTGCTGGCGCGGATACTTCCTGTATCTCTTTATGCGATATTCACCCTCCATAGCGCACACAAGCAGAGAACCATCAACCGGAGTAAGCGAGGAATCAACCACCAGCAAAGCACCCTGCAATATTCCCTCACGGTGATGGCTATCAGCTGCCCGCATGAAGTAGGTCGCTGAAGGATGTCTAATTATCTGCTGATCAAGAGAAATTCGGCTTTCAACATAATCCGCCGCAGGAGAAGGGAAGCCCATAGCGTTTTACCTCAATGATACTGTTTATTCATACAGTATACATTGAAAAGGCATAGTTTGTGAAAGCGGGGTTTGTAGGCGCGCCACGCTGGGGGTTAATCACATTTCTCCCCCATCTTGCCGTTATTTTTTTGGTGCATCCTCGTTCTGATACACCGGATCGCTCCCTTTTGGCAACTGGAGGCTTAACTGCCGGTAGTGCCGTAGCCGTTCCATGAAATAGGCGCGCAGGTTTTCCGGTTGCTCACGGGCCACCTGCTCTGCAATCACAGGTATATTCAGCCGTTCTTTGTAAGCAACGCCGCTGGCGGCAAGGTCTACGTTCACCTTGTCTCGCTCTTCCTGGCTTTTAGCTGCTATATTTCGATCTGACACAAGAAACCTCCAGGAGTTAGTGGATCAGGCACATGCACAATAACGTTCTCAATGTTAGCCGTTCAATTCAGACAATCAGAGACTGCACCAGTGTGGTGGCATCAATCCCATTGCGAAACAGCATAGACGAACTGCAAATTCGTGTATTGAATCCGAATCAGGCTAATAAGCAATTGCGCTTTATTTTGACGCTGAAAAGTGAAACAGAGGGGATAAAGCACAGCGTAAAAGTGTTTTCTGAGGCCATTCTGCTTAATGGGAAGCTCCGGCATCTGGTAAGGCCAGAACGTCAATATCCTGACGTCCTGGCGCGTGAAAAAGACCTTCTTTCTGAAGTTCAGGATAGGGTGATCGATTTCGTCAAATGCTATCCCCTGCATTGAGGGCAGGTGTTCCCTTCCGCAAAGTAGGGAAAATTGCTATCAAGTTCATCACACCATCTGCGATGGTCGTAGCACCAAAACGCCTCCCACGGTGCACGGAAATACTTCATCCACCAGGACACTCGATCAGGTATATCTGCTGGTGGCAGTTCTTCTGGCAATAATTTGCCTGATAATTCCCTTTCCGCCCGCGACAGCATTTTTTTGAGGCTCGCGTTCTCTTTTTCAAGCTCATCTACGCGCACCTGTAATTCAGCTTTCGTTGGCATGGTCCACCTCATGCTTTTCAGCCACCAGCGGCAATAAAGCCCTGGCCATCTTATGAACCAATAGTGCATCAATAATGCCAAGCGTATGCCCCGGCTTAATGTTTAATGCCGCCTCAAGGCGACACCTTTCCAGGCCACTTTTCTCGGCTTGTTTATGATGTTCTGGTGTAATAACGTCGCCCAAAACACGGCTAATTCTTTCTCGTAATTGCTGGGTGCCAGCACACTTGATCGCTGTATCGTGGAGACGGTTAACCAGTTCGCGATAAACATGCGGCTTAATGCGGATACGTTCACCGGTGACGCCCTTTCCTGGCGCTGGCACCGAACTATCCGGAATATCCGGATAGTTGCCAGCCTCGTAAGCTACCCGCAGCCAGTGCATGAATGTTTCAGTGGACACACAACCACAGTCCACATCGATTTTCCCGCGTTGCTGTTCCAGCCACTGCTCAAAATTCAATCTACACGTATTACTTTCATGTTGCTCTTTTTGTCTCAAGGCCAGCACCTGTTGGGCCAGTTCCAGAACGATACCGGGTGACGCTAACCTCTCAAATTCCAATAAATAGTTTGCGTCAGGATGACAAGTAGCCTCGCCTGCAAAAAATACCAATTGCTGTAAGTATGCTGTCGTTAGAGTAGTCATTTCTTTTTGCGCCATTTCTTTTCACATTCCTTAGTCCATTTTTCAATGTTCATTTTGGCAATATCAGTCATTCCATCACCTAAGAAATACTTTTTCCGGTACGTCTTGCACTTAAACCACACTACAACAGCCACCAGCCAGAAAATAAAAGGCCATACGGCAATACCAACTCCAGCCGCGATAAAGCCCAATATCCATAAATGAAGCTCTCCAACTTCTGTTTCCGGCAATATTCTTAAAGAATTAAACAGCAGGCTGAACGAATGGTCGTATGCATTGGCAGTATAAGACATGCAATCCATATAATTAAAGTCATAGCCTGCGGCTGCCGCCCATAATGGGCGGTCAAGAAAATGTTTTAGTGTCATCATATTAATTTAAGGTTCAGACCAGTTATCTTCAATAGCAATGCTTAATCTTTGTAGCCATTCTGCTAATTTCAGCATTGCTTCTCTTTCGCTTAAACCACACGGAAAATCATCAAGCGATATTGTTGGCTTGAAGTTTCCCAAATTATCCATTTCAACGGTCAGATTTTGCTCCAGAACGGTATTTCTTACGCGGCTATTGTGCCGAAGCAAATATACTGAACGTGATTTATTGGTTTTGTGGTCGAACGTATATTCGGTAAGTATCATCTGACTTCCGCCATGATTATTACCGCGCCACATAATTACTCCGTGTTAATTGAAATTTAGCTATTAATCTTCACTTTTATCGCGAACACCTTTACCGGTTTATCACCGAAGTGTGGATGTGTGATTGTTTTTATTTCATATCCGTTATACGGGACGTCAATTCTGCGACTGAAGTCTTCGCGCTTCGGATATCCCTTTGTGATAATCAGGCGGTAATACTTACGGTTAACGAGGCGCTTATTCCAGTAGTCATTACACAGGCGATACTCTTCCGTTTTCTCCCCGCGAATCATGGCATCGAAGTATTCACCTTTAACGGCAAGTTGCAGGTTAGCCATTACCTCACCTCCAGTCTCCATACCGCCTGACCAATCCGGCTGGCATGGGTATCTTTGGATACTGTTCCGTCTTTAGCCAGCTCCATAAGAATTTTGCGCAAATCTGCCGAACGCCATTCTTCATCAGGAAATTCCTTCTCCATTGCCAACCGCAGATTCCAGGTTGCCATCCTGAATGGATATTCCCCGCCGAGAGCTTTATCTTGCAGGGCAGCCCGGGAACGCATCACCTGCAAAACCTTCTCTTTTACATCCATCATTTCGCCTCCTGCGGCGGTTCTGGTAGCGGCATCCAGAACAAGGCGTTCCCTAACCACGATAAAGTGCCGTCGCTCAACTCCACGTATTCCCCTTGTACCTGTCCTGCCATATACTCGCCGTGCTTTGAATAAATTAAAATCCAATCATCTTGAGGGGGCATTCGCTCACTACAGCTTATCCAACCATCCGGAGTTACCGGAGAGTTGCCTGCCAGTCTACGCAAAACAGCCTTAACAGCCTCAATACGGTCATCATCGTAACTTTCCGCCGTATCTATGCGGTCGAGCATGATGATTGCGTTATCAATATCAGGATTGCCGGTCCACTCATTACCGCGATTGGATTCGGCAGCCTGGTTGCCGCGTACTGGTTGATTGTCGGCTTTACCCAGTCTGTCGTCGCTGCATGAATGCCCTTCCAGCCAGGCCAATGCTTGTCGCATGAAATACGCAATATGTTTGCCGTGGTAATCGTCTTCATCGATGTGAAAAGCGATACTACGAATGTATTCAATTGCGTTTTCAATGGCCTCTAACGCTATCGGCGCTGGCGGAGTGGTATATAGTTTTCGACATTTGTATATCCAACCGGCATGGTCAGGCGTGTCTGTAAAACGCAAATCGTCTTCGTAGCACTCACGACTACGTTCTTTCCATTCCGTCCACGGAACACCGCTATTCCAGGTGGGGCGAGTGCAGGACTGATACAGAACAGGCTCTGCTTCCAGCGATGCCAGCACGATACGCGCCAGTTCTTCCGCTTCTTCTGCTGGCAGTACAACGTTGCTATCAGGTCCGTATGTTTCGCGCCACTGCTTGATTGTCAGCAGTCGCTCTTTGGTAATAGTGATCATGCCGCGTTTCCTTCTTTCTTATTAACAATTACACCGTCATATATTTCATTAAGGTGCCCTCTCAACTCCATGCGCCTTAATGCAGATAACATGTAATCGCATTCAACCTGCTTATTCCCAATAAAAGGTTTATCTTCAGGGTTACCCCAACAGCAATTACCCTTGGGCCACCCATGTACTTTCCGTACTCTTCCGTTAACAACGTGAAGTAATCCCCAGCCAGGTGGTAAATCCTCAATTGAAATAATTCCCGGCTCACTAATAAAGAATCGCCAGTCGCCCATTCCAAGAGACGGATTTTTACGAAAACGCTTTTTTCTATCTGCCAACAAATCAGCACGAGAACACTTCGCCTCTATCAGGCATGATGCTGAATTTCTGAACCCCATAGCATCTGGCTGTTCTCCGGTACTGGTTACAGCTATAAAGCGGTCATGAAAACAAACCTTGAACCCGTTGCGCTTAAGGAACTTGTACGCAATCTGACAGAGTTCGCGGTGTGTTAACGCCATATCACTCTCCTTTAGTGCGCAAATGGTTTTTCCAGCGGTTTTGCGCCGCGCTGGGCTTTTTGCAAAAACCACAATCCATCATCCCGTAATATTTCATCAACCCCATCCGTCGGTTGCTGAGTCTCACCCACTGCCAGACGCCAGGAACGTTTCTACGAACTAACAGAATCTTTGCTTTACGGTTTTTCATCTTACTGCGTACCCTTTCTTCCGCCTGTTCTGTGACGCAGTAGGCTTACGCTTTGCGGCAAAAGCCACCTGACCAAATGGATGGAGTACCGCTATCTTATGGTTGCTAATAACCAGCTCCACCACACGCACAGGTCGCTGTAAAAAAAGTCGTTTTGCCTTACGGTTTTTCATCGCTTTGCTCTCCTGCGTCTCTTTGCTGCTCGTCGTGCCGCTGCAATACCGGTATGGCGGCGCTTTGGTGCTGGGGTGATGTTGTCAGCCATCAGGACCTGTGGCTTTGCAATTAGCGCAGAAGCCCAAAAACGAGTCGGGTACGGTAACAAGCCAATACATGCCACACGCACTACTCACCTCCGTTGATGCGAATGCCTGTTGCAATGCTGTTTATGATGCTGTCAGTGCATGGGGTAGAAAGCTGGGCATCTCCAGCAATTTTCATGACATCAACATCTGCATATCGAATACCGAGGTGTATCAGACCGGCTATACCTGACTTAAGCCGAGCATTTTCCATAAACAGATCCTTTGCCCGCTGTTTTTCTGCCTCAAGCTCAACGCGCAACTTCCCTACCGTTAGCGCAATATCCTCGTTCTCCTGGTCGCGGGATTTGATGTATTGCTGGTTTCTTTCCCGTTCATCCAGTAGTGCCAGCACGGTTTCTGGTCCGGCCAGAAATTTGAAGGCGTTGAGCGCATCAATATCCACACCGTAATCTTTAAGTTCCTGTTCACTTAACAAATCATCATCAACTGGCAACATTAACAGGCGTTCCATTGCTGGAATTGCACGTTCCGCCGCCTCACGCAGTGCCTGGTAATTAATTTCGCTCACTGGTTGCCTCCTTTGCGAAGCTGGGCAGCAAAGTCAACTAACCACTCAGTCATTTCAACCTTCCCTACCAGGTCTGAACCAGGGTGCATACAGCAATCACTCTGCGCCGCTTTGAAATCCTTATACTCATATTCTTGGGCCACCAGATTTTTTGCAGCTTCTATAGCAGCATCCACCCCCTGCGCCCGAACTTCAGCCAGGAAAGCGTCGGTGGCTGGAATTTGCGGCATCCCTCCGTCTGTTGCGCAGATATACGCATCAGATATTTCATCCTGCTGGCCATCAAACACGTAGCAACAGCCCCTGATAAACAGCTTCATTGAGGCATTCTCCACTGCCAGCGCCGTGCGATTACCATCCAGCTCTGCAATGCGCTGTTTTGCGGCCTCCAGTTCAATCGACAATTTTTCCAACTGCTCTTGATGCTTCTTGTATTCCTGATATGCGTGCCAAGACTGACCTTTGCGCACACTATCAGTGATATCAGTAATCTGTTCTGGTGTTAGCGTGGTCAGTGGCTGTGATGGGAAAATAAGCACTTTCCCGGAATCCCAATCAAAACCAGCGTGAATTGACTGAACCTCAACTGAAGGTGTTGAACCAATGCTGCCAGGCGAATGAACAACGATTGTTACATCCATATCGCGACGATGGCTGTGGTTGTTGGACAAAATACGATTCACCAACTCAGAAAATTTGGAAAATTTCATGCTGATTCCCCTTTCTCTGCTCTCTCCTGTCGGAACATCACTATCATCAGGTCGCCTTTTGTCGCTATCCTGGCTGTTGTACCTGGTTCAATGCGGCTAAGCTCAAATGCGTCATAGAACGCTTCTAATGCCTTCTGGCGTAGTTCCTGTTTGCGCCGTTTTTTCCACTGTTTTAGGAAAATGGAACCCAGCCATCGCCATGTACGGGACATGATGTAAAGCCAACCGAGAAGTGCCAGACCGGTATTTAGGAGCGTATCGATCGTTATTGTCGTGTCGATATTCACTGGCTGCTTCCTTTGCGAATCTGTTCCGCCCATTCTTCAAGGGATTTCTCCGCATATTCACCAGACAGGCCATCAATCGGATGCGCTTCATTAGCCAACTCTTCTTTCGCTGACAAAATCATGCGTGTAACGTCGAAAACTTCACGCAAAGACTTATTGATAAATCCGTGATTGAACGCAGCAGCAAGACGGCTGGCGGTATAGTTAATCCCCTCGTTGCGTGCTTCCGCACGAATTTCAGCCAGAAAAGCATCGGTAGCTGGAGTTTCGCTGTGGTGCAGGGCATCGTTGATAATCATTGCAGCAACTCCGGCCTGCCCTGCATCCGTGACCGACACATGCTCAAGAGTTACGGCCATTGCGTGTTTCAGCCCGGCGTTCTCTGCCACCAGCGCCGCGAGATTAGTCTCAAGCTCTGCAATTCGACACATAGCATCAATATTTGTGTCCTCCAGGCGCTTAATTTCACCAAGCAGCTCCAGTGCAACCTTTGGGTTGAACGCGGCAACATAACGAGCGTTGTTCTCTGCATTTTTCTGTCCATCAAAGCCGGTCCATTTGATAACGTCTTCACATCGTTCATCACCGGGCGTGTGCACCGCATACGTACCAGTACCCGGCGAAATAAATGCGACCCATTCGCCCTGTGTTGCCTGTTTTGCTATCTCACGCAGTGCCCGGTAATTAATTTTGCTCACTGGCTGCCTCCTTTGCGGAGTTGCGCTTCGATGCACGAAAAAAAAGACTCCCGAGTATGACTGTTAAGAGCTGGTGCGAACGCCGCGTTAAGAACGGCAGCATCACAGCCGTCATCAATATAGAGCGCAATTTTTTTCTCCAGGCGCGCTTTGGCTTCCTGCAACTGCATACCCCGGCACGCACGCGGGATATAATCAGCAATTTGAGCGATAGCTTTTTCGTTCTGTTTAAACATGCTTCACCTCGATAGGCTTGATGGTGTCTAACAGCAGTCGACGGCGCGTATTTTCTGCAAAATGGCGGCGTCCAGTTTCTTTGTGGTAAAACTCGTTTTTGCCAACGACCCACATCCGCTCTGTTTGGTGCAGTTTTTTTACCTTCGGGCCATCTTTGGTGATCACGGTACCGGTATGGGTTTTTACGATTGTCATTCCACTACCTCTTCGAATTTCAACTCCAATTGGTCACCCCAGATTTCACATGATTCGGAACACGAACCAGTATCAAACCGCTTGGCCAGCACCATCGCCTGATACAAATTTCTGTAGTCACTGTCGGCATACATTCTGGCAATCCCGTCAAGCGTCAGGTGGCCACGGTACATAACGTCTTTACCTGTTCTGCGATGACCATCCCTGACGTGTTTGCCTGTAACCAGTTCATTAAAAACCCGCATCAGACCTGGTTCGTCTTTACATGCAAGCCCCAGCTTTTGCGTTGACTTTTTGATGCAAAAAACACAGTTCCCGAGGTGCTCCGGGATTTGCAAATCAAAAGGTTGTTTTCGCCACCACCGGATAACATCCGACTTATCAAAATCTGACAGTTCGGCAAGATACCGGACGCCCGGTTTCGGTTTCAGCCTACGGGGTTCGTCCGCACGAATACCGAGCCATGTGATGTAATTCCCTCGCCCAAAATGGTCATCGCAATATTTCGTGAAAGGGGTGAGTTTTAGCCTGTCGGTACAGAACGCGCCGCCGATGTATGGCGTACCGTACTTTTTAACCATGTCCATAAACGGTTTAAGCACCGGCATTCGCGTCTGAATATCCTTTGGTTCCCATTCCGTATAACCATTTGGCTGCCCAAGTTCTGGATTTATATCGACCTGCAACACCGTTAGCGGTACGTTCCAGAACTTCACAACCTCACGAATAAAGCGATACGTCAGAGGATGTTCACAGCCGGTATCCATAAAAATGAAATGGACGCTAGCGCCAGCTTTTCGCTGTGCTTCCATCAGATGAACGAGATAAGCCGATGTTCGTCCACCTGAAAAGCTGACGACTTGATGCATACTCACGGTTTATTCCTGAATGCGCTTAAACTCGATTACCCACACCCAGGGATTAGCGTTCCAGCTTTCTTCACCATAGATGGATTCCCACAGGCGCTGGAACGCAACCTTGGCCATTGCGAAATCCCCCTTGGGAGTAAGGAATGTTCCCGGGTGATCAGGAAGCAAACTTCCAGCAGGCGGAACGCCCTCAGCCCTTGCATCGCATTCGCTGATATCGTTCAACCGTTCAACGCGCACGTTGGTAATTTCCAACAGAATGCGTGATGCCCATCGCGGCATGTGAATTGATGGACGCCACCCACCATCAAACTTTTCATTCACAGTGTGAGGTTTCCAGTCGGCATCATCGGGTATCGACCATAAGCCGTAATCACCAGGTTTTTGCTCGCAACTGGCCCGATAAATCCTTGCTGCGTTCTTCTCATCGCCACGACAAAGGTTGTCGTTCCAGTCCACACTGCAACCATCCTCATTGCCTAATATCGCCCATGTTTCACGAACCCAAATTCGATCGCCGACGATACCAAATGGGCAATTGAAAACACTGCTTACACCATCAGCCCCGTACCACTGAAAACCTGCACCAATTTTTCTAACCATCACTGGTGCTTCTGGACCAACTTCCGCAGGCTGATTTTTCATTATCCGCCGCGTCTGCGTTTTCCTTCCTTCGAGGATGGCCCGGACCATCTCATCGTTGAAAATCATGCCGCGCTCTTTCACTTCGCCTTTCATGCATCCCCCTTACCCATGTGCGACGATGCCGCCAAAAGTGATAGAGAACAGCCAGAAATAGATCGCGGCCATAATGATTTTGAATGCCGTGTTCATATTTTCAGCTCCTGTGATTGATTGGATACATGCCGCGCCTTGCGGCATGTTTTTATTTTCACTTTCTCCGTTTTAAAAATCAAGATTTATTAGAGCAATCATTGTTGATGAAGAAGCGCATTTTCATACTCCCTGACCATTAACGTAAGCACGCCGTGCCTCCTGAAAACACGCGCCACTTCAATCTTATCTTCCAGCGCGAACGCGATTTTACTTAGACCAATTTTCTTAAGGAGATCAATCTTTGCTGGGCCGTCATTTCTGTCATCGATGGCAGGACGCATAGATAGCAAAGGCTCAGCCCCGTTTGTTACGTACTTCCGCAGCCAGGCTCGTGTTTTATCCCTTGCGATCTCACAGCGCCCGGTTACAAACCAGACCGTGTAAACGTTAAATAACTGGCGCACCATATCAATAACTGGAGTGATGGGAGTATCGGTGTCACAGGCGAGATTAAACTCGTTCCAGTCCTTTGTTAATGCACCTTTACCTGGTGGCGGAAGCAAATGCAGTCTGTCTTCAGTTGCCTCTGATATTGTTCCATCAATATCAACTATGACGATATACGGACGTTCCTGGTGTGCGTGTTTATTGAAAATACTCAAATGCCCTCCTCATTGGACGAAAAAAATGCTGGTGGGCGCAATCCACCAGCATTAAAAGTGACACTGTAACTGTCAGCGAACGTAAATAGTGCCGCCGTTCTCTTTTTCCCATGCATCGCTACGTGCATAGCAAACATCGAGAAGTCTTCTTGCCGCTGTTTCCTCTAAACCCAATTCGACAACCAACTGCTCATGACGGCGGGTAACCACATCAAACAGGGTATGCAGCCCTTTAGCTGCCAGATCATCAATAAATTCCGGTTCGAACGGCAGCTCTGCATCTGCCAACATAACCTCTTGCGCCCACTCGACACGGCGGACCAGTTCCGGGCGGCGGCTTTCCATCTCTTTACAGATCAATTCATGGAAGAACTCTACCCAACCTTCCGGCTGGAACTCGCGGAAAATGGCCAGCGGCTGGAAGTTTGGCATCAACCATTCGTTGATTCGGATATCAATGGCATAGCCCATGTCGCAGCAGAACTGATAAGCAAAGTCCAGCTTAGAAACGATATAAGGACGCTCGTTATTGAACTCTTTAGGCGATGAGATCCCATAAGCCAGGAGGCGCGGGAAGAAGGAGATTTGCCCTAACGTCGGATGAAGTTTGCTTGCAGGGAAACGGCGCTCAGTAATGCCATACATTTCCTTCTTGAGCGTCGCAAATTTGGCATTCTCATTAACCAGCGCGGTAACCTCTGCTTTTTTATTAGCAAATGCCACGCGCGCTTCGCTTGCATCTTTAATAGTTTTTTTGAGCTGTTGGTTAAGGTCGGCGACCTGCTTACGCAGTTCCTGTCGCTCGCTTTTAGCTTTGTTATAGCGTTTCTCAAGGTTAAAAGGATCAAGTTTCATGATCTCTTTATATTGAGATTTTAGCGTTGAAATCTGTGAGTTCCGCAGTTCAACCATCGCGGTCATTTCATTGAGTTTTGTTTCCAGCTCAATGCTTATACGTTCGGCATTATCAGCACGCTGGTTGGCGTCATGCGTCGCATCGTCGATCGCGTCCTGTTGCTGGCGTTTCAAATGTTCAATTTGTAGCTGAAGCTCTTCAATTTCTTTACCCTTCAGACCGAGATCCAACTGCATATTTTCAGCTGCATCTACCAGGGAGTTATGGCTATCAGCTTCTGCGTTATAAACATCAATAAGCTGTGCGTGAAGCATCTCCGCTGACTGAACCGCATTATCAAAAAAACGTGCTGTGAGGTCATCACAACTAACGCGGCGTTGCGCGGCCCGGATGTTCTGGATAATGGCCGGGATACCGGCATTCAGGACATCAGGGATAGATACATTTTCGATTGATTGGTTTTGTGCTGAAGTGCTCATTTCAAAGTTCCGTATTAGCTTGTGCTTCGGTCATTTTTCCTAAGTATGAAGGAGGAAGGACTACGCAATTTGTATCCAGTCCCTCACCTATGGCAGCCTGTAAAATTCTGGCTAAGGTGAGTCTCTTGTTGCGATACCTGGTGATGACATGCCTGATACCGCCGGTCGGCGTAACAAAGGCGATCAGCCAGTAGTGATATTTCCGTCGGAATGGCCACATAGTGCACCCTGTAGATTGCTCTAATAAAAAACGTGATGAGTGTACATCACGTTTTAAAAATATGGAATTATTAGAGCAATATTATTCTGATTCTCGCTCAAAAAATGAGCTGATAAGGGGAAGCCAATCCTCTGACACTTCGCGAGGTCGCGGTTTGCCGTGGAAAAAGATTATTCGGCAGTCTTTTGGTAATGCCCCATTCCCCCTGGAGTAACGCGCGCTCGCATATTTTGAACCAGGTTCCACAACATCGGCCTTGTAACTTACAAACCATCCTGGATACAGATCCTGAAATGCTGGTGTATCATCGCCCATAACCTTTCGTAAGAACCCCTGGTCACCCCAGCACTCAGTAGTGACACAACGAGAAATCCAACCTTCCGGATCTTGCCAGAATGAACTCCAGATATGCGCTTTAACACTATTTGGTATCCACAGGGCACCGCTGCCACGATATTGTGGATGGTAAAAATCCCTAAGCATGGTGAAGCTGGTTGGTGGATGCTCTAGGATTGGGCGTATATCACCGGCAATAACCGTGTCCAAATCCAGATAGAACAGATCATCGGTTATATCCGGTCGGAACAACTCGATTTTCGCCCACCAGCCACGGCACTTTTGCCACTGGTTGATCAATGGGACAACTTTGACGCCAGGTACATGTAAACGCTTCAGGTCTGTCAGGCAAATAATTTCATAGCCTTTTGGCAGTTGATTAACCAGCCACTGCACATCGGAAGCGTTATAGTCACCACCAGAGCGAAAAACTAAAGCAATCTTCATGCTGCACCATCACCTTTCACTTTCATCAATGTCAGGTTTCCGCAAAATACGGCACCAGTGTCGATATACTGCTGATTCCAGAATGTCTTCGGGCTTTTCACCGGAGTGTGACCAAAGATAAAACGATCTGCGCCCGAAATTTCGCCACCAATATCATCCATCGAATCACTGATACGCTCGCGCGCCCAGACAACGTTGAAAAGCGGCACCTCCTTACCGAATTGGTATTCATTATCCGGATAGTCGGCATGGGCTATAACGATAGTTTCTTGCCCCGTGTTCAACTCAATGATATAGGGCAGACGCTTTACCAGCTCCACCAGCGCCCAGGCTAATATTTCCTGATCAGTGTCCAGCATGAAGAACCATTGTCCGCCATTCATTAGCCAGTTATTCACGTTGCCATCTGGACTTAACGCATCAATCATCAGCCGCTCATGGTTCCCCATCACTGCCCTGAACCAGGGCATCTGCAATAGTTCCAGACATTCGACATTTTCAGTACCGCGATCGATAAGGTCGCCGACCGATATCAGTAAATCCTGCGCCGGGTCAAAATCCACACGATGGAGTTCGGACATCAGTCTGGTGTAGCAACCATGCAGATCACCAACAACCCAGACATTCCTGTATTTGGTACCGTCGATACGGTGATAAATTGTGGGTGCCATCATGTATTCTTCAGCCATTCTTTAAGAGTCATCTGCGGAATACCTCCCATTTTCCCGCATGAAACAACGTCAATCCGTTCACGCGCAGACTGGAATAACAAAGGCAGGTGACTTAGATTTTTTGGCGTGCCGCCGGAGTGAACGCGTGGTTCTTGTGTAGCGTCAACGCCCACCAGGGCGACATGTTTGAATCCGATATGGAAAGCCAGGTTCAGAGCACCATATGCACTATTGCCGCTGGCAATTTCATTCTCATCTTCGCAAAGGCCGAAATGTGCGGACCAGCGCCACGCCCACCACTCGGGAGAATTCGTATTTTTTGGCTCCGTGCCGCGCTCAGCCACACGACGGAAGCACAGAACGCCGTCTCTGACTTCACGTTCTTTAACATCGGGTAGTGCCATGCAATAACAAACACCACGGCGACGGCGGCCACGACCAACGCGCCGCATATTGTCTGGCGATGGATCAAGTGTGAAAAAATAAGAAGCGCGGTTCAGCCAGTCGATGGCCCCATTGACCGCTATAATCGGCACTCCGCGCGGCGCAACAAAGTTTGCGGCGCTTGGGCCACTGCCGACGATAATAACGCGATCACTGCCTCTAAATTTATTCTTGGGAAACATTGAATTGCACTGCTCCTACTTGCATTCAAAATATGTAAATCTGCGTGTTTTTTGCGGGTATCCAGGAACTGCTGTTGCCATTTTGAAATAGAAACCTGCGTTGGATTCCGTAGGGCTTGAGGGTGCGCGCCATGCCAATGAAGGCCGTTTTGCAGAGAACAGTCATAGCCGACTAATACCACTACTTCAGCCCCTGATTCAGCAGCCAGACTGATAGCCTGCGCGCCGCTATTTACCCCTTCCGCCGGTCCACAATATCGCCTGTACTCCAACGAAAATGATTTCGCCGCCGCCAGGTTGGCTGTCACTTTGCGGAATCTCCCTCCCGGTATGGTGGATCCGTATTGCTTCCACCATGACAAATCACCGGCGTATAAGGCATAAATGTCATCGAACATCTGCCAGGAGTTGTTAACCGCGATGATTGAACAGCCAGTTTTTTCTATAGCAGCACAGTCCTCACGAGTGAGTGACGGACCGCTACCGACACAAAAAACAGTCCTAGTCGCCCTGCGTGGTATGTTCATTCTCAGCTGCAAATTCAGCCTCCAGGCGAGCATTCATTTCAGCGATTACAGGGTCCACTACAGCATCTGTTTCCTGTTCATTACGCGGCATGATCGATGCCAGCGATTCATAATTAGCCTTGGATGACACGATTATTCTCCCGATGTTAATGTGCGCTATATCAAATGGCGCATATGTACTAATTAATTTATTATTTTAAGCAGCATACAACCACTTGTCGCCGTTCAATACATGCTCAATAGCCTCACCCTTTTTAAGGCTTATGTATTCCAGGATGGCGGTTATCGCTTGTTCTGCACCATACGCAAGAACGACGTAGTAACCTTCCTCTCTAAGCCTGCGCATCCAGGCGATCTGCTCTTTCGTCGGGGCTTTACCATTTGGTTCTTTAAGCTCAATTCGCATGCCGTGATAAATACCGCATGCTTTATCGAGACTCATGTCCGGATAACCTTTTTTCTGCCCTTCAGCCTTCATTTTCCCGGCGGTTGCTTTTGAACGCTTCCCTCCGTTAGGCGTTGCATGCAACAGCTCATAGATGTCAGGGTGCTTGCGTTCGAAGTAATCAAAAATGAAAACCTGCTCGAAGTGCTCGCAATTTCCGTCGCGCAGGTCTGGGTTCTTTGCCAGTGCTGCAAGTGCCTTCGCATGTGGAGAAACTTCTTTTACCGGCGCAAGCGATAAGAATGGATCCTTTTTGGTTTTTGGCCTGGACCGCCCCTTATTTCGACGCTCACTAAAAGCCTGAAACTCTTCCTCAGTAAAGCGCAACATAATCAGTCAAATCCTGCCGGTCGCATGCCATATTTACGCTGTTTTGCGGCCTGCTCTTCCCTGTGCCATTGCGCACATTCAGCGTCACAATAAATGCCTGATTCAATCGATTCATTGCAGTAACGACACTTCCCTGTAAATACCTGGCTCACGACCTGTGCCTGCTTTCTGATGTTATCGATGGCCATGTCTTTGAGAGCTTCTAACTGATTCATGCTCAGCTCTGCATCATCAACACGTTCTGCCAATTTTGTTTCCTCGTGAAGAACCTACTTAAGGGCAGAATGATACATTTCACAATCAAAATTGCACTAATAATTTTCTTTTATTGAGTTAAATATTCAACAAATGACTAGCGGTAGAATCACCATCATCTATTTCTGGCAGGCTGACTATGGCTACATCAATCACTACAACCCAAAGCACCCGGCAATATCCTCTGTCGCGGTATGACGACCGCAACATAGCCGATCCAATACTCAGGGCAGAGCTACGCAAAGAGGTGATGCTTATGTGTGAATCGAACGACAAGAATCTGACGATTTATTACGTTCTTCCCGATGAGCAATATCGCCCGGATTTGCTGGCTTACCGTATGTGGGGCATAGCAGAGCTACGCTGGGTTGTGACGCTCGCCGCCGGGCTTGAGGATGAGTCTCAGGGTATGACTGTTGGCAAAAAATTAAAACTCCCACCTGCCACCTGGATCCGCGAAATGATTCGCCATTTCCAATACGACGGCCAGGTAATAGGGACATTATCCATTGCGTAAGGGAAATGAATGCCAACTGAATATGCTCGCGACAACCTTGGTCGCTATCAGACTGATGGATTAAGTGCAAAAGACTTTAACAAGGTCTTCGATCTTATCCGTAAACAGCAGCGTCAGAATCGGCGAAACGCGCGACGTACACTCACCCCAAGGATTATGGGGATGCGTAACCGCGAACTTGAGGCATTCCTCAGCCTTGGGAAAAAGAAAGATGGCACCTACTTTACGCCCGAAGATATACGCAGTTTCAACACCTCAAGGCAGGCTCATAAAACCAAATTCAAGAGCACGGTACCCGGCATTACCTATGCTCAGCTGGTGGCGCAGTCCACCAGCATTGATATAAAACGCGCTAACAACAAGGTTTCTGATGGCACAGGGATCAAAGCCGCGACATTCCTCGGGCTAAAACACAACCTTGCATTGATATCTGTTAATGCCTCGGATGAGTCGGTCCACCAGCATCACCGTGTCAGAATTCGATTTGAGGAATGGGATAAAGCCGTTGAGGAAATTGCTGAAGACGGTGCGAAAAAAGCCCGAATCGCTGCCGATCTCTGCAAGGGCCGGGTATCTTTCGACTGTGATTGTGGACGCCATCAATACTGGTATCGTTATATGGCCACGGCTGGTAACTATGCTGTCGCGCCGCCAAAAGAGTATGCATTCCCCAAAATCCGCAACCCTGATCTGACTGGTGTGGCTTGCAAACATGTTTTGCACGCTATGACGCGTTTTCAGTCTCCCACATGGCACAAGGCCATCATTATTGCCCTGGAAAAAGCAGCTGAACAGGTAGCCTTCGGCGATGACAAGCGGAAGACAACAACCTATTTCAAAGGCGAACTGGCTAAATCGCTCGCGCGCAACCGGACAACAACGACGGATCAGGCTAAAGCTGCGCGTGAGTATGAGCTGTATCTGAAATCTCAGGATGCATTAGGCAAAAAACTACGCGCAAAAGATAGCGCCACGGACAACGTTCGCCGGTTGTTAAAAAAAGCTCGCACCACGGCAAACAGGAAGAATGCCGAACTAAAAGCATCGCGGGTGAGGGAAGCCCAGGCTCGCGCTGAAGCCGACGCTCTCAAAAAAGCCCTGCAAACGCAGGCGAACAACCTCATAAAGTTTTTCATGAGTCAGGGAATGGACAAGGCCGCTGCCACTGCGCAGGCGCGAAGCATTCTTGAGACACAAATTAACGAAGCCCGTAAACGGAAAGGATAATCGATGGCTGGTTTCTTTGATGACATGTTTGAGGACACAGAACCATCACAACAAGTGACTGGTGATAACCTCCCGGACACCGAATCGGATCCGGATATTCCAGGCGAAGGTTCTGAACTGATTGAAGAGGAAGATATTGATGCTGAAATCGAAACCGATGGTGCTAACGTTGGTAATATTGTTGATCCTGTGGAGGACAATCACCTTCCCAATCTGGATCACGGCCTGCTTAGTGATTCTGGTGTGCGCCACCGTTATCAAGGTCATGCAGTTTTTAATAACCTTGTGCGGATGGACTGGCTCAAAGCAATCAAGCTAGACCCTGACTCATTCGATGCGGTTCTGTATCGCGCAATACCTTACAGAGACAAAAATGCACCTGAAACGGCATCTGAAATAATAGAACCGAACCAACGCATATATGACTATCAGGATCCAGAACTGATAACGGCCCTCGACTGCCCGGATGAGATGGACGCCTTCTACGCGCTATACGACGGCAGTGATAATACGGGAATTAGCGACAGTGCTTTAATCCTTCGGTTAGCTGCCGTCAATGTGCCAGTGGGTTCTATGCTCGAATGGCTGGAACAGCTGTCAGACGGCACAACCATTCGCCGCTTCTGGTACATCCATAAAATATTCAATTACGGCACTGCCAGGGTAGGCAGTTTGTTTTATTGCGTGCCTTCACGCGCCTTTGAAGGGAATTTCATCGGTGATTCTGAATAATCAGGAATGGCTACTGGCCATCTTTAAGAAAAAAGGTCTTACTCCAACTGGTAAGCTGGAATTTGCCACTATTGATGGCATTGATTCGGCGCTCGCACAGGCTTTAAACGAAGCGTTCGACTCACAAGTTGTCAGCTTTAATGATCGCATTAACCAGTCGTTCCGGGAGTTCCTGAAACGCACACCAAGAGATCGCATAACGCTCGGCACTTTTAGTGATGTGAAGGAGTGGTTGTCGTCATTTGAAGCCGATCGCGCCGGGCGCAAAGATACAGCCTCTGCTGGCCCGGTAAATAAGCTGGCAATGCCGCTTGTGAATCTGTCTCGTTCTCCCGCGTTTTCAATTTATGAAGGTGAACTGTGCCGGGATAATTACGATGAAGGGCATGTCACCAATGAAAATGATGAGATTGAAGCCCTGGTATCGACTATCCCTTTCTCACTGGAATATTCGCTATGGATAGCCAGTGACGAGAAGGAATCTCTTGGGATGGTTACAACTGCATTAGCATTCTGGCTACGAATGTATGCCAGCCTCGGGCAGGCATCTTTCACTCACAGAGCCAATGTCGGCGGTTATGAGATACCGGTTACCTGTTACATAGAAGGGCAAAAATCAATCGCATTTCAGGATCTGACCACCGGCACCGCCGATAACAGGCTGTTCGCGGTTGGATTGAACCTCACAGTAGTGGCGGAGCTTCCTATCCTGGCTTATATGCAGCAAACCACCGGCACCATAACGGTAAAAGCGAAAATTCTGGAGGAATGAGATGGCCACAAAGACCACCACAGCCCCGGAAACTGACTCAAAACGCACTCAGCTATTCCTGCAATCTGTTTCAATTGGGCAGAACGAAATCCCTCGCGAAATGATCGTAGGATGTACCTATGTCGAACCCGGGGAGCTATCTGGTCCCCAGCTTATGCTCATGGTCAGGGATTCAACGGCTTACGTGGTCAATAAGCTGGGGGTGAAATTTGGGACAATACTGATCGTTTCACTTGGTGATCCGGAAGGTCATGGCGGCATCCTCTTCTCGGAAGAGTTCTTTGTTCTTAAAGCGCCGCGCAAGGACGATACTGTACTGATTTACGCGTTTAGTAACCCGGTGCGGTTATTAAAAGTTCCGTCCACCAGCGCACAGTATTTTGTTGATAAGCCACCATCAGCCGTAGTTTCCTCTCTTGCCCCTGGTCTGAAGGTAAATGCTGACTCATTCAGAAAAACATCCACATACCACCTAAATGTTGGAGAAAAACCGACCAAGGTATTGCAGGAGATAGCCCGGGATACCGGTTCTATGTGCTGGGCATCCAGGGGGACGATCAATTTTAAAAGTATGGAAAAAATGGCAAACGCCGCTCCATCGCTTACTTATGAGTCCGCCAATCCCAACACATCCGGATTTACAATTAGTCAGTTCAACATCCTGAATGCCGATTATGAATACCAGCGCCGCCACAATTACAGAATGGCCAGTTATGACATGACCAAAGGTGTGGTTTACTCAGGTAACCAGGAAGACCCCATTAAATTTACGAGCAATCCCGATCCTACCGCGCTGGCGAACTACAACAAATTCATTCTCCCCCGCCTCGATATGCTGGTGGAAGGAAATGCCGCGCTAACTCCGGGTACGACGCTGAAAATTGTCGTGCATAACACGGCAGGTGACGGAGAACTCGATGAATCTATCCCTGACAAAATGATAGTGATGTCCGTGACTCATTTCGAAGACCGCTTTCGTTTTGTCAGCCGTGCACAGTTAGGAGTGGTGAATGGGTAGTTTGACAGGGAAGTATCGGGCTGTAGTGATAAGCGTCGATGACCCTAAAGGTCTGATGCGTACACAAATACGTGTTGTCGGCATGATGGATGGGTTACCAGATGCCTCATTGCCGTGGGCAGAAGCTATATTGTCCAATGCAAACACGTTTTCACCATTTCTGCCCGGCGATAAAGTATGGGTAGAATTTCCCTACAATGGGGATTCGCGATGGCCATTGATAATCGGTTATGCACAGGATGCATCCGGTGGCGCTCCCAATGTGCCTCCTGAAGCGTCAGGACAAGGTGAAGGCTATGTACCGCCTGAAGTCGAAGGTGCACCAGCACAACCATCAACCAGCGCCAAAAAAGACTTTATTTCGTCGCGGAACGGACTAATGGAGGTCCGGACGGCGGGCGGAGCCTGGGCCGTTACGCACTTGAAAAGTGGAACAACAATCGGGTTCAACGAGGCCGGGGAGTTATATGCCATTTCTCAAGGTCCGGCATTCATCTCTTCCGCAGGAAATCTCGATATAAAGTCAGGCGCGGATGTCGCCCTGAAGGCAGGGGGAAGTATGGCGATAGAGGCCAGCGGGAATCTATCCATAAAAGCCGCTCAAGTCTCTGTTGACAAGGCTTAAGAAAAGCCCGGCGTTCGGGCTTTTCTGTTATGACGGGTTCAATTTTTTATCCGTTACCGCGCGACGGTTTCTGCGTGACAAACGTCTCAAGCATCTTTTCCGCAATTGCCGACCAGGTGTGACACTGGACCTTTTCAGCATTTTTCACGCGATCAACGCGAGCAATAACCTCATCCCAATCAATCCGCGACTTGATAACCATATGGTTCACCAAAGCCAGGCGATCTGGCGGAAGGCAATCGGGAGGCGTTAATACCAACGCCCCGCACATTGCCGCCTCAAGTACAGTTAATCCAAGGCTTTCGGGATGCGTAACGATAAACACGTCACTCTTACGCAATTCAGCTGCAAATTCGGTTGCTGGCACCGGCGTCCGTCTGTATGGAGTTACCGAAATATTCCCCGGATCAATGGTAACCAATCCGTCATCAGTCAACGTTCTGGCCTCATACGGAACGGTCAGACGCTGAAGGTTCATAAGGATACTTAAGGAGTGATCAAAACCACTAACATCAAATGCAGCGTGGTCTACAAAAATACGCAGAACATCGTCTGTTTTGGTTTCCAGATGGAACAGATCCTGATTCGCTGCCCATCCAACATGTTTGTTAAAACGATTATGACGCTCTAACCTGCCTGGATTATCCAGGTACCGCCAGGTATCATCGCGGACAGTAAAAGTAATATCGACTGGTGCCGAATCCAGCATAGAACCGTCGTATACCTGGGCTACCCATCCAGTGAATCGACGACGCAGTTGCACGCCTATTTCCCTGGGCACCGTAGTAAAATACCGCAATCCTGGCGCTAAAATGGCTTTCGCAGAACACGAGGTCGCAGCGGTCAACACAGCTTCAACATAATCCTCCGGGCTTTCGACGCCGGGGGAATATGGACGATGGTATTGCAATGTTACCCCTGCCTCACTAAAGGCGCAGGCCAGGTTGTAAGCCCACATTTCCGTATATGTTTTCACATCACTGATAGCTTCAAATTTTCGCCCAATGATCAGGATGTTCATCGGCTTTTCCTCATTCCATTGCATTAATAATCCTCTTGCCAGTCAGCACCAGCATAGTTATCAAACCGTGAGTATTGGCCGTTAAAAGCCAATCTCACCGTGCCAATTGGGCCATTTCGTTGCTTTCCGATAATTACCTCGGCAATGCCCTTCATTTCGCTATCCGGGTGATAAACTTCGTCGCGATACAGAAACATGATCAGGTCTGCGTCCTGCTCAATTGCTCCTGATTCACGTAAATCTGAATTTACCGGTCGTTTGTCCGCACGCTGTTCAAGCGATCGATTAAGTTGTGACAATGCCACCACCGGTACTTGTAATTCCTTCGCCAACGCCTTCAGTGAGCGAGAAATCTCGGCAATTTCCAGCGTTCGGTTATCTTGCAGCTCGGGGACGCGCATAAGTTGCAGGTAGTCGATCATAATCATGCTCAAACCACCATTTTCTTTATAAACACGACGAGCGCGGGAACGTAGCTCTGTCGGCGTCAGGGCGCTTGAGTCATCAATAAAAATATTCTGCTTGTCCAACAGAATACCCATTGCGCCAGAAACCCGCGCCCAATCCTCGTCGTTAAGTTGCCCTGTTCGAATACGAGTCTGATCAACGCGTGCAAGAGAAGCCAGTGAGCGCATCATCAGCTGGTGGCTCGGCATCTCAAGGCTAAAAACCAATACGGGCTTATCGTTACGGACTGCGGCATTTTCGACGAGATTCATCGCAAACGTAGTCTTCCCCATCGATGGGCGGGCGGCGACAATAATGAGATCGGACGCCTGAAGTCCTGCCGTCTTCTTATTGAGATCGGTAAATCCGGTATCAAGCCCCGTTACACCATCATGCGGTCGCTGAAACAACTCTTCTATGCGAGATACCGTTGCATCGAGAATGCTGGCGATATCTTTTGGACCACTACCGCTCTTTTGTCGTTTTTCAGCTATTTCAAAAACGCGGCGCTCGGCCATATCCAGCAATTCATTGCTGCCCCGGCCATCCTGCGCATATCCAGCTTCAGCTATTTCATTTGCGACGGAAATCATTTCACGAACAACCGCGCGTTCACGAACGATATCCGCATAAGCACAAATATTTGCCGCGCTGGGCGTGTTCTTTGACATCTCCGCAAGGTACGCAAAACCACCGGCGCGTTCTAATTTACCGTTCTGTTCAAGTGCTTCAGCAAGTGTTATCAAATCAATCGGTTTGCCATGACTTAATAACCTCTCCATCTCACTGAAAATTTCACGATGAGCACTGGTATAAAAATCATCAGCAACTATACGATCTGCCACTTCATCCCAGCGGCAGTTATCAAGCATTAAGCCACCAAGTACAGCTTGTTCTGCACTAAGGGAATTTGGCATGGATTCAAGAGGGGATGCAGACATTAGCACTCCACCCAGGCGTGCTGAATGTCAGATATAATCGGCATACTCAAATCACTCCTAACGATATGAGTCATCACCAGAAAATCAGGATTAATTCGCCGGACTCTTCCCGGCTGTCACACCGAATCGCCAAGATGGTGAATCCGCAGTCCGACGCTATGAACGGGGCTTGCACATTCCGGCTACCTGGTTTGTTGCCTGAGCTAGGGGAAAGGTTACCCCTTTAACGTCACCAGACCGCTAACGACGCATGTGCCAGACGCCGTGTTACAACCAAATATGGTGGCCCCTACCGGACTTGAACCGGTGACCGTGCGATTATGAGTCGCCAGCTCTAACCACTGAGCTAAGGGGCCGGATTACTGTTTACTAAGTGCTTCAATGGCGCTAACAATGCCGCCTACAACTATGGCAACAATAATAATGAGAACAATTGGATACTTGTCAGCAAAATCCCAGAAGCCCATCACTGATCCTTCGAAGCTGTTTTAAATATCGGCCATACCAATGTTACAGCTACTGCCACCAACGCCCCGTCCGATAAAACTGACAGGATTGTGCTGGTGAAATCCACCAGCACGGACAGCAAGAGAAAACCAATGGCGATTGCGATACGTGCCTTGCTTGCCATTACAGATAATCTTCCACACGAAGACCTAAACGACGGCCTACTTCTTCCAGTACTTTGTGTTCTGCTGGCTCGATTTCACCGTCCGCTTCTGCAATTGTCAGCATGTTAACGAATACTTCTTCCGCTTCTTTTGGATCGTTTTTGATATCTTCAATTTCGCGAAGGATATTCATGCGACCAACACGGAAGCCAGCTTCCAGTTGCTCGGTAAAGCGGGTAATTGTTGCAGTAATTTCGTTACCAAAATGACTAAGACGCGGATTAGAGCGGACAAGCTGATCAAGTTTCGCTGTTTCTTCTTTTTCGATTTCACCATCAGCGGCAGACACCAACAAACAGCCACCGATAATGGCCTCCATCAGATCGCGATTCTCAACTTTTTTCAGCTCTACTTTTGCAGAAGCGACTTTCTTGCCGAACAATTTACCGAACATTGGTTATCCCTCAATAAAAGTGACATATTTATTAGATTGCGGTGCCGGGTTCCTCCCGGTGTCCTTTGGCTGGTTATCCACCGTGGACGTGGAAACAAGGAGAAATAATGGACAGATATAACCATTTCCCCGCGTGCGCTTAGCCGCATTCACCGCAACGGAAAGAGCATTCTTGGTGGACCTGTAGATTGGGATATGAACCCGTTACAGGAGAATGCTCTTACCTGTTACGTGCTCCGTTTCGTGGAGCTAACGGCGGGTGATCGGGCCGCACCAGACTGGACTTATTTCAGCGTTATGCTCATGCCAGAGAATCAAACTGTGATGGTCGGTGCTGAACTCCGACACAGGGTTGTAGCAAGCCCCGCAAAGCGCGCACTACTGTAGTTGCGGCACATCAGCCTGTGCATTCACCACAATGTTGAGAACACTGGTTGTCACGCTGCAACGCAACATTTATTCGTAGATTGGGATATGACCCCGTTACGCCAGTGTTCTCAACGTTGTAGTGCCGGTTACGGTTCCGGCCAGGCCTCTTCCTCAACGGGGTGTTCTCCATACGGACTACCGTTTATTGGTCGTTCCTGCGGTTTATGTTGTGAAGCCAGATGCTTATCTTCTGGTTGCTTCAAAGAGCTGCACTTCATCACAACGGTAAGAGCACTCGATGCATTTAAGCCAAGCCCCATAAGGGAGAATGCCCTTACCTGTTGTGTTGTGATGACCGGTGCTGATCTCCGGCTTGCGGTTATTTCAGACTCTCACGGGCGTTTAATTGCCCCGCCGAACAGCTCTTTTCCGCAATAGCTGCAATGTCTTTCGCGCATCAGCCTGCGCATTCATCACAACGGTAAGGGTACTTCGTAGGGATTCGAACCCTCTGCCAAGCTCGGCGATCTCCGACGTCGCAAAATACCCTTACCTGTTGTGCTGGTGCCGATTAACGGACTCGAACCGCTGACATCCTGCTTACAAGGCAGGCGCTCTACCAACTGAGCTAAACCGGCATTGGCGATGGTGGATGGATTTGAACCATCGACCCGTTGATTAACAGTCAACCGCTCTAACCGCTGAGCTACACCATCACTTGCCGGGTACGTCTCCGGCGAGGGCTTCCACCTCCGTATGCTTTTCGGCGCACCGCGCCCTGGCTGCAATTCGGTAACAGGGGATGCACAACCCTGGCTTCCAGCGTGATTAGCGCCTTCAGCATGACGGGATATACCCGTAAATTCGTGGAACTGTACCCAAAGTGCTGTTAAGCACCGCTGTTACGCCGAAAAGAAAACGCAACAGGAAAGGACGCTGACCAACAGATGGCCCCTTCTCGTTCATCTGGTTAATCACACCAGCGCCCTTACCTGTTGTGCCTCCCCGTTCCCTAATACACAGACGGGGACACTCTGCGGTCGATTTTTTGACGGGGGACGACTCATACCCCGTGGCGTCTGGCTTCTTAGGCCGCTACCATCATCAGATCATCGTTTGCATTTACTTTAATGGTCAGTTTCTAAACCGCCGCAAAGTCGCTAACCATGACGAAAACCCTGAAAAAAACGCCCACCCGAAGATGGGCAAACTGGAAGCTCGTAACGCACTTCGGCGTTGCCACTTAGGCGCATGGTCAACCTGGCAACTCGGTGGTTTGTCTGGGAGGACTAGGCCCAGCCATGCTTACCGCCGCGCCTGTCGCGGCTAACAGCTAAATCGCTCTATAAATCACGATTCATTGAGGCGATATTACACTAATAAATTTATTAGAGCAATATACCTAAAACGTCATGAGCAACACCTCGAGTGTCACCCTTACAAGACACAGAACGTCTGGCAAAAAGAGGTTCCACTCTGAAGCCATTGTCATGATAAAGCTCTCTGATGTTTGGCGCGCCACTGTTAGTAATGAGAACCTTTGCACCTCGGCGATGAGCATCCGTCAACAGAGACACCAGGCGTTTTTGCTCTTCAAACTTAAAGTCATGACCGGAATAGTTCGTGAATCCCTCTGTATTTGGAAGCGGTTCATATGGCGGATCGCAAAAAATGACATCTCCTTCTCCGGCAGCTTCAATCACCGCAGCAAAATCACCACATACAAACTCAGAACGACCTTCCGCACCGAGGAAGGCTTCCATCTCCTGTAATGGGAAATACGGAGTTTTATACTTCCCATAACCGACATTGAACTCACCGGCCTGGTTGTAACGCGTCAATCCGTTAAAACAATGTCGGTTCAGGAACAAAAACGCCGCTGCGCGATGTAAATCATCATAGACTTGTTTGTTAAACGCATTCCGTACTGCCAGGTATCCTTCCTGTGTGTTGTAGTCCTGGAAAAACTGATGCGCCAGTGTGATAAGTGAATGCGCCTCGCGTTGCAGAGTCTTGTAAAAGTTAATCAGGTCAGCATTCACATCATTTAGCAGATTTTCCTGGTATCCGGCATTCATGAAGACAGCTCCACCACCGACGAAAGGTTCAATCAGGCGCTTCCCTTCTGGCAAATAGCGAAAGATTTGTTCCAGAACACCAAATTTTCCACCAGCCCATTTGAATATGGACCGTTCGAATTCTGCCGCTGGTTTAACTTTTCGCTCTTTTGTTTCACGCCCTTCATTCTGCCGACATGCAGCCTTGGTTATCCGCTCGCCAATCCAGCGCATTACTGGTATCGCCATACTATTGCCGATCGCTTTGTAACGCGGTCCGTCAGCTGCAAGCATTGCGGCCTCTTCTTCGCTTAAATCTGGATAGTGATTGTGCAGATATGCCAGTTCATCTGAATTAACTTTTTTACGCTTTTCCGTAGGGATCAACGTATGCCAATCAGGAAAACCTTGCAGCCTTTCACATTCGACAGGGGTAAGACGGCGCATTCTACCGTCGCCGAGCAATACAATTGGTGCTTCATGGTTACATGTCAAAGTTGGTGCCGAATTATCGGTTTTTATCTCAGCCCCTCCTTGCCCATGTGCCATGGCAATTATGTTTGTATCATCGCAAGTTCTGATAGCGATGTTTGAAGTATATCTGGTAGTTTCCTTCCCCTCGCCTCTGCTCGGCGCAATATTCCGGCGCACGCCTTCGAACTCAAAAAGTACCGTTGCGGGATCGAGGTCTGTTCGAGCACTTGCGACAACAAACACGCGTCGGCGTCGTTGTGCCACTCCGAAGTATTGGGCATCAAGGATTCTCCAGGCCACCTTTCGCTGCGGTCCATAAATACAACCACACTGCGGCCACTTTGGAGCATGGCAACCGGTTTTGCCATCCCACCGCCAGAACGCGTTACTTTTTCCTGATTCAGGTCGATCACCTGGTTCAAATGGCGCATCTTCTCCAGCCAATCCGGCAAGGAAACATCCGAAGGCGTTATCTGCCGATGACAGGACTCCTGGGACATTTTCCCAGACGATAACTGTCGGTTTGAGGAAGGACTCAGACCGTTTGTCGTCAATTGCATTTGCAAGCTCCACATACTTCAAAGTTAGCGCGCCGCGTTCATCATCAAGCCCACCACGTAAGCCCGCGATACTGAATGCCTGACAAGGCGTACCCCCGACGAGCACATCAGGGGATTCGATTTCCCCAGCCAGGACTTTTTTGGCAAGTTTTGTCATGTCGCCAAGGTTGGCGACATGGGGCCAGCGGTGCGCAAGAACGGCAGATGGAAAAGGCTCGATTTCAGCAAACCACGCCGGACGCATACCCAACGGTTCCCAGGCAATACTCGCGGCTTCAATTCCACTGCAAACAGATCCATAGCACAGCTCTTTCACTGCTTAGCCTCTCCACCAAGGGCATTTACCAGAGCATCAACCAGGCACGAAATTTCACTGGTCAACAGGAAGAAATCTGCGTCCAGTCGCTGCGCAACATCTTCACTATCAATATCAGAGTTCTGCTCAAGCAATTCATCCGCAAATTTGACGCTGGTAAGGCTGAAGTTATGGTCCAGTGTAAATTTAATGCGGTTCTGCCAGTCGAGTGCCAACTTAGTAACGAGCTTGCCAGCTTCCAGGTGTGTGGAAATTTCATCGCTTCCCAAATCCTGCTTTTTCACTCGGGCAATACCGCCATCCTCAAGCACTGCCTTAAGTTCTGCCGCATCCCCCATTTGAAATCCCTGTGGAGCACTACCATCACGTACCCAGTCGGTCAGCGTTAATTCAATGGGATTTTCAACACTTAGGGGAACAACAGGAAGAGAACCCAGAGATTTACGCATAAGCGCGAGCATATCCTCTGCCTGCCGCGCGCTGGCATTGATATAGATACGTTTAGTTGAACCGTCGTAGATCGCCTGGATAACAGAAAACTTTGAAAAAGCCCGTGGCAGAAGAGAATGCAGAACTTCGTCTTTCAGGGAGTCCTTCTCTGTTTTCTTCAGTTTACGCGCTTGTTCTTGCTCGAGTTTTTCAATTTTTTCTTGAATAGCTCGCTGGATAACCGGCGGGGGAAGGATTTTTGTTTCGCGCTTTGCTTCAACAAGGATAAAACCATTTCCATGCATAGCGATAACTTCGGAATTATCACCAAATGGAGATACAAAACCGAACTTGGCCATATCCTGACTACCGCATGGCGTGAAAAGGATCATTTTCTTTTTATCTTCTAAGTCGGTCAGATCCGCTTCACGAGAAAGTTTATAAATAGTAATGTTTTTCCAGTGCTTAAACATGTTGTAACCCTTGAATATCAACCACAGAAAGCTCGTTTTTGTAGAAAAAGGCCAGGTTGAGGCACCCCCTAGTTTGAGCGTATGAGCTGGGACCAATTTCGTTCTTCCAGACAAATGGCTTCAAATCCGTACGGCGAAGCATAAAAACGCGATTTGTTCCGCTCTGATTCCCAATGAGGCAAAAGCCTTCTTTCACCTTGATAGCCTGCAAGTTGTCGAGTTCACCGCTGGTTACACGGCTATCGAACTCTTTGCGGCTTATTAGCTCCATCTGCATCTGACGACTCCAAACAAATACCCATTGAAGGGCGATGGCTGAATGGTACCGAAAACACGACATAAAAAACAATATTTATTAGAGCAATCATGCAATAGTTAACACCATATAGACCACAAGTAACCTAAGTTAAAATAACGAAAACCAGAGCAAATAATTGGTGATGACGTGGCAAGTATTGCAACAAAAGACAGCATTTGTTCGGGGCACGGAGGATTCCCATCCAGGCCTCCTGTAGAGAGTGAACCACTACTTAAAGTCAACGGAGTCGAAGTGTTAGTTGATGGTAAGCAATATGCACAGCATACCGATGGAAACAGTACGCACGGTGGGCAAGCTATATCAACCAGGGCATGGTTTACCGTCAATGGTAAAGGGATCGTATGCGTTGGTGACCCTGTTTCATGCGGATCTACCGTAGCGTCCGGAGACGGCCTGGTTCAGGTAAGTTAGGAGATATCATGCTGGAAAAAGACTACCAGTTATCCGCATATAAAAAATTGGCCGCCGCCGGTGGGATGAAAACACCTGGTGCCATAACATCGGCACGAAACAGTGCTAACACAGCAAAACTGCTTGCAGAAGAATTGACCGGATTAATTCTGGATACAATTGTCTATCCCGACACTATTACCAGCTATGTTTCAACGATCAGAACAACCACAACCGGCTTAACGAACATTGGAGAACTGGCAACTAAGCACGCGGACCTGTTGGCTGGTTATGCAGATCTGTCAATGCTGCTTCAACTCGATATTGGTTGGGATGTTTACTGCCGTGCTAATGAGCGAGAAGTTTCAGAACTGCCGATCTCTATTGCCATTGGTGATGTGAATATTACTAAATCGCTTGAGGACGCTGTTAACGCGCTTAATACATCAAGTTTAGTCGCTGCTATGGGGGAGATTAACCAGACCCTTAACACTGGCTCAGGAAGCTCGTCAGGCTCTGGTTCAGGCGGCGGCACTGCCACTCCCCCACCAGCACTAACAGAAGAGCAAATTGAATCTCTGAAAGTAGCAACTGAACAGTTTGGGGTTGTTTTCAACCAGACAACAGCGCCCACAACTGCGTTACAACAGCAGTATGAACGAGCGAAGGAAAGCGCCAACGTAGCCATAACTGCTTATAACCATGCTATCGGTACCGCGCTTGCGGAAGCATCAGCAAATAAGACCAGCACATCCAGCGCAGTCGCCGCTTTGGTTCCTGATTCTGTTCTTGATGAATTAAACAAAGCGGCACAGTAACAAAGGACTTCATTGATAATTTTTCTTCAGGAGGAAGACATGTCATTCTTTTCTACGTTAAAAACAGCTTTGTCTTTGAAGGAGAAACTTGCTGCTACTGGTGTTCTTGTTCTGATTTGCGCACTTGTTGGTGCTGGGTTTGCATGGGAACGTCATCAGCTAAAGCAAGCCATGGAGAAAATTGGCAGTCTTGATCAGGCTGTTAAGGAACGTGATAAGTCAATAATGGATCTTAACCAGACCATTGAGACGATGAACAAAGCAGAGCAACATTTTCACAGCCAGGAAGTGAAAAATGAATCAGAACAAGCCAAGTATGCTGACAGGCAAATGGAACGAAAAGCTGAAGTTCAGAAACAACTGGTTGCGGCGGGTAATGTTCGCCAGCGTATTCCTGCTGACACTCAGCGGTTGCTCCGGGAGTCGATCAGCGAATTTAACGCCGACGCCGACAAAGGTTAACCACCCTGCCCCCAAAAGTGCATTTATGTGCAGGATGCCAGAGTTTAGCAGTGAATATTTTGATGATCTGCCAGCGTATATCCTCGATACAGAAACGATGCTGATGGGGATTAACAGGAAGAATCGCAACGTTAATGATTACAACCGAGCTATTAGCGGTAACTAAAAGGGATTTTTATGTCTGATAAAGTAACAGTAAAGCAAACTATCAACAAAGCGACTTCAATCTACAAAATTGAGCAAATCACTGTTGGCAAGCCAGGATCTGAACAATACCGTCGTGCTTTCGAGCTTGCCGATCAGCTTGGTTTAAAACACCCGGATTGCATTGAGCATGTATTTCCGACCTATGCTGATGAGCAATGTACTCATGTTCTTACCGAAGAGGATTTTTTCAGCACTGAAGAACGAGAAGGAGTTGATCGCTGCATTGGTGTGATTTGCTCTTCAGTGAGTTATGAGTTATTCCCTAATGTCCATGAAGATGGTGGTGTTGGATACCAATTCCTGTATGAAGGCGATGAGCTTAAATGTTATGAACATGGTCTTCTTATCGAAAGCGTAGAATAATATGACTTCCTTCCAACCGGCTTTGTTGGCCGGTTTATTCAACTTATCCACAGCATAGATCCAATAAACAGATCCTAAAGAGAACCTAGGAAGATCCAAAGAAGATCCCGGATCGCTGTAAGCCGCGTCATTACTGGCCTGAAATGGGATCAACATTGACTATACGCGATTTTATGTTGACTGTGCACGATTTATTGTTGACTGCACGCGATTTATTGTTGACTATACGCGACAGAAACATTGACTGTAAGCGATTTTAGAGTCTGAATATTCACAGCTGTTGATAACAGCCATCCAAATTGACGTCAGGCCGCGCCACACATGGAGAAACCGTGATGCCGGAAGAAAGTAAAGGCTTCCTTAGCGTTGAAGAAGTTGCAGGAAATACAGGAGAAATCCACAGCCTGAAGCCCAATAACAACAGCACTATACAACCCATCGCTTTGTTGCGCTTAGGTGTGTTTGTGCCAACCTTAAAATCTACCAATGTGGCGCTACGTCGCGGATCGTCAGTTACAACAAACACAACGAACGCAACTGAAGAACTATCAAGCCTCAAAATTGTTGAGCAGGAAGGCTATGAGGGAATTGAAATTCATGGTCCACGCCTGGATATGGATACTGATTTTAAGGTGTGGGTGGGCATAACTTCCGCGTTGTTTGACTACGCACCTGATGATGACGGCATAATCACCCTGCCATTCTCCGAGTTTGCCGATCGATGCGGCTATCCACGTAAGCGCCTTTCAAAGGCGTTCCGTAAAAGTATTGATGACTCTCTGACACGCATTCAGCAGACAGTTGTCAAATTCCGCTTCCCGGCGGCAAAAGGTCATCTCAATAACATTAACGTCAACTTGTTGGCATATAGCAGCCTGAATACCGAGCTTGATGTTATCGAGATCCAGCCGCAGAAACAGCTATCTGAACTTTACTATGTTGACTATAAGCGAATCCTGAAGCTGAAGATGCTGGATAAACTAGGGCGCAAAGAGACGGCCAAGGTACTGTATACATTCTTTGAGGCTCTACCCGCCAACCCGGCACCTGTCAGCATTGAGCGCCTTAGAGCGAGGCTTAATCTCAAATCATCCGTTAGCGTGCAAAATAGCGTTATCAGAAAAGCCATGAAAGATTTGGAAGCTATTGAATATCTTAAATTTTCAGAGATAAAAAACGGCAGGAAAATCGGCTTCCAGATCCATAAGCGCAATCCATAATATTGACTATATGCGATAGCGAGAAGTTGACTATAGGCGACATTCGTTGACGCTGGTGGATTTTTGCTGGCGTCAATATTCTGCAAGTCGCTATTGAGATGGCTTTTAGGGGCATTTCATCGCGTATAGTCAACGTTTCTCCCGACAATATCTTACATAGTCGATCTTTGGTGGAGTTAAATCGACTACAGTCAACTTTTGACTGTAGTCACATCGCGCATAGTCAACTATTCACATTAACCTTCGCGCATAGTCAACATTTGCGCGGTTCTCATCAAGCAGTGGTATTGATATGCAAGAAGAGAAACAACACTACCTCTACGTTCTGGTGCCAGAGAACGGAGATACTTTTAAAATCGGCATTTCATGTGGTCCATTGGCACGGTTTAAAGGACTACAAGTGAGTCCCGATTTTGCGCTTTCACGGGTCTATCGTGGTACGCGTTTGGCAATGGTTAATCTTGAGCGGGCTTTACACGCAACCTTTTTCCCCTGGAATGCGCCGTGGGAGAAAAGCGTCGGTGGCGGGCATACTGAATGGTTTACACTAGAGTGTCTTGATAAGGTTTTGGCTCATATCGAATATCTAAATGATATGTGGGGAGGGATTCTCGAGCGCATTAAGTCGAATGATTTACTTCAGCGTCCAGTAGATGCTGCTTGCTCTTTCGAAAAAGAGCTGGATGTTACTTCTATCGTGACTTTCAAAGATGACGCAGGAATGAGGGACGTGGCTTATGTCTCCATATCTGGCTATGAACCGGACGCGATCCGCGCTCAATGTGAATTGCTGAAAGCAATGTTTATGCTTCGGACTAAATATCCCTGGGATACAGGGCGGGTGTGCTTCCCTATGGAAGAGTTAACCGCCACCATTGATTCCCAGCTTTACCACGATAATCCAGAGAAGTTTTTTAGCCTTTTAGCCGGTAATGGGCTTAACTGTGTGTCCGGGCTGGGGCGAAGTAGAATCCAACATGCCTCGCTCTTCGGTCCCTTCTTTTACGATCGACACGGGTACTTTGAGGCTGAACTTCCGGCGCTTACGCGTGCTATAGATACTATCGATTTCGAACGATTATTCGCTGCTCTTAGCAAATAACACTGATGCCCCTGAACGGGGCTTTTTTGTGCCCTCCTTGTAACTCTCAATCGTGCAAAATGAACCAAACATGCAGAGAATGCTATGTACAAGCATCTACGCATACATTATTATTTTATGCAGCATTTTTAATTAAATTCAAAAATACAGCATAAAGGATGACTTTCGATGAGTGATTCCAGCCAGCTTCACAAGGTTGCTCAAAGAGCAAATAGAATGCTCAATGTTCTGACTGAACAAGTACAGTTGCAAAAGGATGAGCTACACGCGAACGAGTTTTACCAGGTCTATGCGAAAGCGGCACTGGCAAAATTGCCTCTACTGACTCGTGCGAACGTTGACTATGCCGTAAGTGAAATGGAAGAAAAGGGTTATGTTTTCGATAAACGCCCTGCTGGCTCTTCAATGAAATATGCGATGTCAATTCAGAACATCATTGACATATATGAACATCGCGGAGTGCCAAAATACCGGGATCGCTACAGCGAAGCGTATGTGATTTTCATCTCCAATCTTAAAGGCGGTGTGTCAAAAACTGTATCGACGGTTTCTCTGGCGCATGCAATGCGTGCTCATCCTCATCTTCTGATGGAAGATTTAAGGATTCTGGTTATTGACCTTGATCCGCAATCTTCAGCAACGATGTTTTTAAGCCATAAACACTCTATTGGTATCGTAAACGCAACATCTGCACAGGCTATGTTGCAGAATGTAAGCCGTGAAGAGCTGTTAGAGGAGTTTATTGTTCCTTCTGTTGTACCTGGGGTTGACGTTATGCCTGCGTCGATTGACGATGCCTTTATTGCATCCGATTGGAGAGAGCTGTGCAATGAGCATCTACCGGGTCAGAACATCCATGCAGTCCTGAAAGAAAATGTGATTGATAAGCTGAAGAGCGATTATGACTTTATCCTCGTTGATAGTGGTCCTCACCTTGACGCCTTCCTGAAAAATGCTTTGGCCTCGGCCAATATACTGTTTACACCTCTGCCGCCTGCAACGGTTGATTTCCACTCATCGCTTAAATACGTTGCCCGCCTTCCTGAGTTGGTGAAACTCATTTCGGATGAAGGCTGTGAGTGTCAGCTTGCAACTAACATTGGATTTATGTCCAAGTTGAGTAACAAGGCAGACCATAAGTATTGCCATAGCCTGGCTAAAGAAGTGTTCGGTGGGGATATGCTTGATGTTGTCCTCCCTCGCCTTGACGGTTTTGAACGCTGCGGCGAGTCTTTTGACACTGTTATTTCAGCTAACCCGGCAACGTATGTTGGTAGTGCTGATGCATTGAAGAACGCGCGAATTGCTGCGGAAGATTTTGCTAAAGCAGTTTTTGACCGTATTGAATTTATCAGATCTAACTGAGGAGTAAGAAACCCCCATGTCAAAGAAAAACAGACCAACAATTGGGCGAACCCTTAATCCTTCAATATTAAGCGGATTTGATAGTTCTTCAGCCTCTGGCGATCGAGTCGAGCAGGTATTCAAGTTATCAACTGGTCGCCAGGCCACATTTATTGAAGAGGTAATACCTCCGAACCAGGTAGAAAGCGATACCTTTGTTGATCAGCATAACAACGGGCGTGACCAGGCATCTCTTACGCCAAAATCATTAAAAAGTATCCGAAGCACTATTAAGCATCAGCAATTTTACCCTGCAATAGGTGTCAGACGGGCTACAGGGAAAATTGAAATTTTGGATGGTTCCCGGCGTCGAGCTTCTGCCATCTTAGAGAACGTAGGGTTGCGGGTTTTAGTCACGGACCAGGAGATCAGCGTTCAGGAAGCGCAAAATTTAGCGAAAGACGTTCAGACAGCATTGCAGCACAGCATTCGAGAAATAGGTCTGCGTTTGATGCGAATGAAAAATGATGGGATGAGTCAGAAGGATATTGCAGCCAAAGAAGGGCTGTCTCAGGCGAAGGTCACGCGTGCTCTCCAGGCAGCGAGTGCTCCGGAAGAATTAGTCGCCCTTTTCCCTGTGCAGTCGGAATTAACCTTTTCGGACTACAAAACGCTTTGTGCTGTTGGCGACGAAATGGGGAACAAGAATTTAGAGTTTGATCAGCTTATTCAAAACATATCCCCGGAAATAAACGACATCTTATCCATTGAAGAAATGGCCGAAGATGAAGTTAAAAATAAAATCCTGCGCTTGATAACAAAGGAAGCCTCACTACTCACGGATAAAGGTTCTAAAGATAAGTCCGTAGTTACTGAATTATGGAAATTTGAGGACAAGGATCGCTTTGCAAGGAAGCGCGTGAAAGGCCGTGCATTTTCTTATGAGTTTAATCGACTCTCAAAAGAGTTACAGGAAGAACTCGACAGGATGATTGGGCATATCCTTAGAAAGAGCCTCGATAAAAAGCCGAAGCCTTAAACTTTCGCCATTCAAATTTCACTATTAACTGACTGTTTTTAAAGTAAATTACTCTAAAATTTCAAGGTGAAATCGCCACGATTTCACCTTGGATTTTACCTTCCTCCCCTCCTCCCGAAAAAATAAAAAAATTGCTTGTCACGAGAAAGTCAACAAGTGACTTTCAATAAAATCTCTTCCGAAAAGGGATTCACACAAGTGCCTTGTGTTTAAGGAAGAGTAAATTGAGTAACTTACGCGAATACCAGAATCGTATTGCAGATATCGCAAAACGCTCTAAAGCTGTGCTTGGCTGGGCAAGCACTGCGCAGTTCGGTACTGATAACCAATTCATTAAAGATGATGCCGCGCGTGCCGCATCTATCCTTGAAGCTGCACGTAAAGACCCGGTTTTTGCGGGTATCTCTGATAATGCCACCGCTCAAATCGCTACAGCGTGGGCAAGTGCACTGGCTGACTACGCCGCAGCACATAAATCTATGCCGCGTCCGGAAATTCTGGCCTCCTGCCACCAGACGCTGGAAAACTGCCTGATTGAGTCCACCCGCAATAGCATGGATGCCACTAATAAAGCGATGCTGGAATCCGTCGCAGCAGAGATGATGAGCGTTTCTGACGGTGTTATGCGTCTGCCTTTATTCCTCGCGATGATCCTGCCTGTTCAGTTGGGGGCAGCTACCGCTGATGCGTGTACCTTCATTCCGGTTACGCGTGACCAGTCCGACATCTATGAAGTCTTTAACGTGGCAGGTTCCTCTTTTGGTTCTTATGCTGCTGGTGATGTTCTGGACATGCAATCCGTCGGTGTGTACAGCCAGTTACGTCGCCGCTATGTGCTGGTGGCAAGCTCCGATGGCACCAGCAAAACCGCAACCTTCAAGATGGAAGACTTCGAAGGCCAGAATGTACCAATCCGAAAAGGTCGCACTAACATCTACGTTAACCGTATTAAGTCTGTTGTTGATAACGGTTCCGGCAGCCTACTTCACTCGTTTACTAATGCTGCTGGTGAGCAAATCACTGTTACCTGCTCTCTGAACTACAACATTGGTCAGATTGCCCTGTCGTTCTCCAAAGCGCCGGATAAAGGCACTGAGATCGCAATTGAGACGGAAATCAATATTGAAGCCGCTCCTGAGCTGATCCCGCTGATCAACCACGAAATGAAGAAATACACCCTGTTCCCAAGTCAGTTCGTTATCGCGGCTGAGCACACGGTACAGGCGGCGTATGAAGCACAGCGTGAATTTGGTCTGGACCTGGGGTCCCTACAGTTCCGCACCCTGAAGGAATACCTGTCTCATGAACAGGATATGCTGCGTCTTCGCATCATGATCTGGCGCACTCTTGCGACCGACACCTTTGACATCGCTCTGCCGGTTAACCAGTCCTTTGATGTATGGGCAACCATCATTCGTGGCAAATTCCAGACTGTATATCGCGACATTATTGAGCGCGTTAAATCTTCTGGTGCGATGGGGATGTTTGCTGGTGCTGATGCAGCATCTTTCTTCAAACAGTTGCCGAAGGATTTCTTCCAGCCAGCCGAAGACTATATCCAGACTCCGTATGTTCACTACATCGGTACCCTGTTCGGTAACGTGAAAGTGTACGAAGTACCTGCTGGTATTTGTAAGAACTTAACGACAGAGAACATTCAGTTCAGCTCGATGGATGTGCTGTGCTACGTCCGTGATGAAAATCCGGGTAAAGCAGGCTTCGTGACTGGTGATGCTGTCCCGGCCATCCCGTTCCAGCATCCGACCACTCCGGCGCTGGTCAACCGTACCACGCTGTGGGGTTCGGCTATCAACGATATGCACCCACGCAACGGCGCTGATTACTTCACTCGTGTAACGCTGACAATGGCCAAAAAAGGCGGGCTTAACTTCATAAGCGGCGACACGATTGATGCCGGTGACTCTGAGTAATCAGGGGAAGTTCTCCGTTTAACATAGCGCCCCCGTGCGGGGCGCATAACAGGGAAAGTTATGTCTCAATATTCAATTCAACAGTCATTAGGTAATGCATCCGGCGTCGCGGTTAGCCCGATCAATGCCGATGCGACGTTATCTACCGGTGTTGCATTAAATAGCAGCTTGTGGGCTGGTATTGGCGTATTTGCGCGTGGCAAGCCGTTTACTGTTCTTGCGGTTACTGAGTCCAATTACGAAGATGTTCTCGGCGAACCGCTGAAGCCGTCTTCCGGCTCACAGTTCGAACCAATTCGCCATGTATACGAAGCTATTCAGCAAACGTCTGGTTACGTTGTTCGCGCTGTTCCGGATGATGCGAAGTTCCCGATTATTATGTTCGATGAATCAGGCGAACCGGCTTACAGTGCGTTGCCATACGGTTCTGAAATTGAACTTGATAGTGGCGAAGCCTTTGCTATCTACGTTGATGATGGTGATCCGTGTATTTCACCTACCCGTGAGTTAACCATCGAAACGGCAACAGCGGACAGCGCGGGTAATGAACGCTTCCTCTTAAAACTGACCCAGACGACTTCGCTCGGCGTGGTAACGACCCTGGAGACACACACTGTGTCTTTGGCGGAAGAAGCGAAAGATGACATGGGCCGCTTGTGTTATCTGCCTACGGCTCTGGAAGCCCGTTCTAAATATCTGCGCGCGGTTGTTAATGAAGATCTGATTTCTACAGCGAAAGTAACAAACAAAAAATCGTTGGCGTTCACTGGTGGTACCAACGGTGATCAGTCGAAAATCTCAACCGCTGCGTACCTGCGTGCGGTGAAAGTGCTGAACAATGCGCCGTACATGTACACCGCTGTTCTCGGCCTGGGTTGCTATGACAATGCGGCTATCACCGCATTAGGTAAAATCTGTGCAGATCGCCTGATTGATGGCTTCTTTGATGTCAAACCGACATTGACGTACACGGAAGCGATCTCTGCTGTTGAAGATACCGGTTTACTTGGTACCGATTATCTAAGCTGTGCTGTCTATCACTTCCCGTTCTCCTGCAAAGACAAATGGACCCAATCCCGTGTGGTCTTCGGTCTGTCTGGCGCGGCGTATGCGGCGAAAGCTCGTGGCGTCAAGAAAAACTCTGATGTCGGCGGTTGGCATTACTCACCGGCTGGTGAAGAACGTGCCGTCATTGCTCGTGCGTCAATTCAACCGCTGTATCCGGAAGATACCCCGGACGAAGAAGCAATGGTCAAGGGCCGTCTCAATAAAGTATCTGTTGGCACCTCTGGCCAGATGATCATCGACGATGCTTTAACTTGCTGCACGCAGGATAACTATCTGCACTTCCAGCACGTCCCATCCCTGATGAATGCAATCAGCCGTTTCTTTGTCCAGTTAGCCCGACAGATGAAGCATAGCCCGGACGGTATTACTGCGGCTGGCCTGACTAAAGGGATGACCAAACTTTTAGATCGCTTTGTCGCCTCCGGCGCTCTGGTGGCTCCTCGTGATCCTGATGCTGACGGTACAGAACCGTATGTGCTGAAAGTTACGCAGGCGGAATTCGATAAATGGGAAGTAGTCTGGGCCTGCTGCCCGACTGGCGTAGCCCGTCGTATCCAGGGCGTACCGCTGCTTATTAAGTAAGGGAATACAATGAGCAAAAACTTTTTTCAATCCGGGGCATTTTTGGGGAATGGACTGTCCCGTTTCGCTTTGAACTCTGATCCTGTGCAGCTGATGGAGTCTGCCCGAGCAAGCGCCGAACCGCCAACAGATCCGGTTATTAATAATAATCCGGAACCGGCGGCACAGACTAACGATAACGTTCCATCTGCCCCGGCTCCTGAGCAAATCCTGGAAGGGAAAGACGGTAAAGAATGGACCGTCGAACAGGCGCACCAGATGATTCTGGAAGCTGCAAATCGAAGTGCTATGCAGAATGCGTTGAGTGATGCGGCCGACGCCGTTTTCGCCTGGGCTGATAGCGGTGATCTGACTTTCGACTCCCTTGATGGTTTCGTTCAGGCTATCGCTGGTATCTCTGATGACGACGACTCCGAAGTTACAGAAGAACAGGACGATGCCTATAACGAAGCATGGGCAAATGTTGCTGACTTCCTCGCAGCATGCGGTGTAGATGATGACCTGATCGAAGCACTGGCTGACGATGAAGACGACGACGCAGCTGCTGATGTTGGTGCCTCTATCGCTGGTTTAGATAGCGACGACCGTGACGAACTGGAAGCGGCGTTTGTTGTTGCTGGCACTTCTGATGAAATGCTGACTGAAGCATTTAAGAAGGTTGTTCGTAACGGTGAGATCAAACTCATCCGTAAACGCCTGCGTAAAAAACGTCTGACTGCGGCTCAAAAATCGGCGCTGAAAAAAGCGCGTCGTAAAGCCCAGACCGGCGCGGCAAAACTGGCCCGCAAAAAGTCAATGAAACTGCGCCGTAAGCGCCTCGGCTAAAGGAGGAGGCCGGAGAACTCCGGCCTTTAACTTGAATGGCACCTATACCTTATGGGGTTTACAGCCAGGCTGACGGTGTATCGCCATTTCTGAAAGTTACTTTAACGAACTCTCAGTACCAGGTTACCGGATATATCAGCCAGGGGGCGGCAATGAACATGGCCCAGAATTGGGAAGCACCTTTTACTGGTATGTCCATGGGTTCTGTTGCTGGTGCCTTCAGTGGTTTTGCGCAGGTTGGTACTGAAACAACGTCTGTTGCTCGTTGGAACAGCTTAATGGTTTGGGAAGGGGGAACACCGCCGACTTTCACGCTGCCAGTAACTTTCATCGCTTTGTTTGACCCATTCACGGAGGTTTCAGGAGCTATCGCCGCATTGTCAGCGATGATTAGCCCGGAACTCAAAGATGCCAGTATTGGTGGTCGAATCCCGGAGCGTGTGACGCTAAACATTGGTCGCCGGATCAACATCATTGATGTCGCTATCCAGGACATAAGTTTCGATCTCGATGCGCCCAGGGACAGCAATGGGCATTTCCTGAAAAACACCGTCAACCTCCAGTTGACCGGTTCTTCGATATATAACAGCTCCGATATTGTTCGGGCGTTCCAGTAAAAGGATTTTATATGGGGCACAATAACACTAAGGGAAACCGTAAATTTATTAAGGGCCGCTATACTGCCAACGCGGCCAAAGGCGAACGACTGGTATCTTCTGAATTCCAGCTCACTTTTGCAGGCCATGAAGATATCAGCGTACTGGTTCGCACGTCGCAAATTCCTGAAATGACCCGCGAGGATGTGGAGGACTATGGTCCGAATGGTGTGAAGTTCAACCAGCACGGTCCAATTCGAAACTCTGGGGAAATCCAGGTCCAGTGCGTGGAGACTATCGAAGGCGATATTCTTCAGTTCATTAAAGATCGCATTGCGGCGAAGGACTATGTTGATATCACGATGGCTGCTACCCCTGAATCCAAATCTTCCGGGGTTAACGCTGTGACAAAAGCTGCTACAACAATTGAAATGTTGGACTGCAAAATCTACAGTGATGCAATCGACTTTAGTACCGAAGATGTGACTGCCGCTGTGCGCCCGTCACTTCGTATCGTCTACAACTGGATTGAGTGGGATTAAGAGTCATCCCTTGTATTTTAAAGCTCCTTCGGGAGCTTTTTTATTTGGAGAGGAAAGGGTGCATTGAGGATACCTGACACACGAAGAGTGGCGAGGATCTCTCCCCGCCAGGTCTCTTACCTTTCAGATTCGTAGGCTGTGAAGACAGTGACCTCCGTCTGGCCGGTTCGGATTCGTACCTCGCAGAGGTCTTTCCTCGTTACCAGTGCCGTCACAATGACGGTTAAACAGATGACGATCAGAGCGATTAATATCGCTTTTTGCTGCTTCATAGCCTGCTTCTCCTTGACCTTTTGGTCGGTAAGAGGCTAATCTACGTATGCTAAGCATAGATATTGCCTCAGATTAATGTTAAGCGTCTTGCAGGACGCGTAATGTTATCTGGGGCTTTCTTCTATCTGCTTTTCGGGTAATGCCTGAAGCAGATAGCCTCAAGCACCCGCAACGATTGTATCAATGTCTGGCTTTTTTTCTATAGAAATCACCTGGAAGGGTGAATATCCACATCAGAAGAAATGTTGCAGCAAACATGATCCCTAATGGCCAGACCGCGCCAAAGAAAATCCATACTAAGATCTCCTCTGCTTGTTCTTTGCGGTCGATATCGACAAGCATTTTTCGGCTGATCATGTATACACAGAAGCCAATACAAACATATCCTGCAAAAGCGATCGCTAACTGTAAAAAATCAGATTGCATCTCCGACCTCAAACTGAAAACGCCAGGTGACTCCAGATTAGAGCAATCTATCACCCTCTGAATCCTGCCGGTATACCCCATTGTTCGTTATCTTTATTTTTGGCTAAAACCGCATTAAGAGCTTCGTTTACCGTCATGCAATGCGGCAGATTATCGAAGTTTGATATCCCGCCAATATCAGGAGAACGCTTGTCCTTCAGGTAAGCATATTTCCGCGCTGCCGCCTCTACTTTCTGCTTGAACTCATGTTTTTGAGCGCGTTTTTTGGATAACCGCAGATTGTCAGCCTTTGCTTTTGCCTCAGCGATCCATGAAGTCAATTTTTTGAGTCTGGTCGTTCCGGCACCGCCGGAAACTGATCTTTTTGTTTTTTTAACTTGTGACTTCTTATTCTTTATTGCCACGTCATCCTGACAGGGGGAGGGGGTATCATTTTGACATGGGGGTGTGGATAAAAAATTAAATAAAACCAATGTCTTAGCAAGAACAGCTTTAACCTTGGTTGCCGCTGAAGAGATCTTTAATTTGCTTTCAATCAGCGCATTTTTGGCTTGTTGTGCGAAGGCCAAAAAGGATGGTGTAAACCGGTACAGGTTAGCGCGACGTTCACGGTGATCGCCGATAACAATCTCTACAGACAGAATTCCTTTGTTTACAGCTTCACGGAATGCACGAACGACGGTTGATTGGCTATAACCAGTTTCTGCCGCGATCAGGCGGTGAGGCTTGTGAATGAAGTATTCACTGGTTGTTGCCGCGAGATTTGCACATTGCGACAGGATATGCCCGGCGCTACGGGATAGACCGGAGTGTGTTACAAAGCAGGCCAATTCATAGCCAGAAAAAGTAAAATCGCTCATCGTTATACAGCTCAGGAAAGTGACTTTAGCCAGCATTACAATGCTGGTGGTTCTTACTACGTCTGTTAGCGCGTTGCCGCGACAGGTACCAGCACACCAGCATCAAGCAATCGCTTCATCAGCCACTGCTGACCTTTGCCGGTTATACGAGTCGTGAAAGAAATCCTGCTTCCATTGCTTGTATCGATCACGGTTTCTTTAAGGGTGAAATACCCACGGGATATGTATTCTTGTTTGGGGACGTTCCTGCGTTCACCGGTTGCGATCAGAATTCCGTTATCACGCAGCCAGGTGAAGAGATAGTTTTGGCCCAGGCCGAGCACTTTGGCATAGTTGCCGATTAGAACCCCGCTGGCGGTAGCAACGCGTTCGGCGAATTCAACTTTAGGTGCATCCATCAGCATTTTTTGCTCCAGCCGTTGCTTTTGCTCTGCCAGGTCGGCAGCCAAACGGAGAGCTTCTGGGAGGCTCTTCGGAATAGCAGGTTGTAATCTTCCAGCTCGATAGTCGATAAATGTCTGGTTTACCTTCAGCCGAAACGCGGGAGAAATCCAACCAGCGTACTCCACTGCGAGCAATTCATGGGCAAAAGTGCCGCCGCCACGGCCTTCGAAAGAAACTATGCAATTCTGCATAGTTTCTTTTTCAAGCTCTTCGATGAGCTGTTTGGCTGACAGCGTTCTTAGCCATTGAGCTGGCGCTTTATGGGCACCGAGTCCGCTCGCTCTGTGTAGAGCATTAAGGTTGTAACGGCCAGCGCGGTCGGTCGTAATTTCAACACCACAAATAACAGGCAGAGTGGTTGAAGGATCGACATTTTGATGAAGGTTTGATATATTCATATCCGCATTGAATGTTTGTTGCATTTTTTCTCCAAATTTGCATCAACCTTCAATCACCAGCTCGAAATGGTGATTCTTTGCACTTAGAAAACGAAATTTATTAGAGCAAATTTTTCTGACTCGATCCAGATCGGGTTGGTCGATCTGCTCAGAAACCTGCCAGTTTGCTGGCAGGTTTTTTCTTTTGTTAACCTATTGCTACTGGTTTTAACAAACCAGCATCAAGTAGCTTGCGAGTTAACCACTGCTGGCCTTTACCCGTTAATTGGGGCGTCAGCCGTATCTGGTAGCCATTTTCATCATCCAGCACCACTTCTTTCACCGTGAAATATCCGGCGTTGATGTACTGCTGGCGCGGTACGTTTTTGCGCGCACCAAAAGCCATGAGAATGCCGTTCTGGCGCAACCATGAGAAAAGGGCGTTTTGCTTAAGTCCAACGACCTTTGCAAAGTTCCCGATCAGGATTCCATTAGCCGCTGATACCCGGTCGGCAAAATCGACTTTAGGGGCTGCGGCCACCAGCTGTTGTTCCAACTGCATTTTCTGTTCTGCCAACTCGGCAGCCAGGCGTAGAGCTTCTGGTAATGTTTGGGGGATCGATGGGGTAGGTGAGTTTGCCTGCTGCAATTCTTCCAGTTTGTCGATCAGCGAACGGCGGACCGCTTTCGATTCGCGCGCGGCGACTCGCAGGGCTTGTTTGTAGGTCATGGTTATGACAACCATAGGCGTACCGCCACCTGGCGGCACGGCTGCACTTTTTGTGTAACCGTCCTCACCTTCTAATTCGTCGAGTATTTTTTCGATGAATTTGTTGTTCCGAACCTCTGGTTCCCCACATAACTTACGCGCTTCATTGACCATCTTTAACAGTGTCAGGCTGTCGATTGTGTCTCCGGTGGTGGGGATGACATTCACGGCTGGTGCTGACGTTGCTGAAGCAACAGGTGCTGGTTTTTTAACATTCAAATTATTACTGGTCATTCTATGTGCCTCCTTTCTCATTTCTGCTGCCACCGTTGCGTAACGTAGACGTCCTTGTTCAATCAAATAATCCCTGATCTCGGCTATCAGTAGCCTGTTGATCACAGCCTTATCTGTTCGGGTATAAAAACGCCTGGTTATCATGAAATAGTTGGCAATTGCGCCGGGGATCTCCCGTGTCGGCATACAGGCAGTATGCAGGGCGATCGCTTCGGCTATTTCATTACGGGTGACGAGAGGTTTTTTCATAAAACCCCCTGAACGTCAGCAGAGAAGGGGAGGTTCCAGTAACTAAGTGAATTGCGCGAGTTAGTAGAAAAACGGGCAGTAAAAATGCAGGGACCATCAGGCAATTGAGAGCGTGCTTCGTCTTCAGTTGCTGCGATAACGAAGTGATAGTGGTGTTTTTTACAGGAATAGAAACGCCAGATGAATTCTGGGCGTGCGCAAGGATTGGCATTAACCATAGTTACGGCCTCACAATCAGGTTTAACAACCTGCTACCCGCTGCTAAACAGGTGGCAGGACGTGACGGGGTTAGCAGACTGGCGATTGTGAAACCAGCAGGCCGAAGCCTCCCCATCACGCCCCACCATAATTTGGGCGTAACGCGGTTTTACGGACACAAAAATACCGCAATATCGGATATCTGCGGCTGTCCGCACAATCATTCAGGCTGCTAAACCCGGTCGCAGAATTTGCTACGACGACGGAACTATAAGCCTGAACGATTAAAAGGTCAATATGATGCGAAAAGATAGCATTCGCGACTTAAAAATACAAATTTATTAGAGCATTGCATGCTTAATAAATACACAATTGGATCTAATAACCTCTTTTTTTTAAAGGCGAAAATATGTACCCTAAATGAGTTATAAGGCAGGTGAGGTTATAATGAGAAAACTATTACTACCGTTATTATTTATGGCTGGGACTGTTAATGCAGCATCAAGCGTAAAGGAGATTTGTACCGATTATACGAAATACCTTGGGCACGTTTACGGCTTTGCTGTCAGTCAAGACGAATCCATGCGCAAGAAGTTACTGTCAGATATGAAACGCCTTAAACTTTCTGAAGCGATGGTGCAGCAAGAACTGTATAAAGTCGCAACCAACGAAAATGCTAAATATCAATATTCTCGCCTATTAAATCCCGACGCAAACGAGATCAATCGAAGCTCTTTCGATTATATGGTAAAGGCATGCGAAACCGCTCCTGATTTTGCTATCCCTAGCTGGGGGGTGCTGGTGGCGAGCAATGCCGTTAATAAAGAAGATGTTGGAAGAAATGGCATTGACTCAATCAGAAATGCCCCAGGAATGCGCCATCAAAACGTTCAGGGTACGCTTGAAGAGCGGGCCAGGGGGCCGGGTACAAACTCCCCAATGGGAAACCTCTCTCCAGAAGAATTGCAAGAGTATAACCAACGGATGGAGCAGTATGAGAAAGCGGCACGCGAAAAAATGGAACAACAAAAGAACGGCTCACTTAATACCTTCCAGCAAGGTTTAAAAGCGCTTAATTTACCCTATGAATGGTAAATATATGATGGGTAATTAATTAAAATATTGATAATAATTGTTAATATCCAAAGGAGATAAATTAATGCGCATCAAACGATTTTTTCTAATTCTTGCTTTGCTTACTCCTTTTTCGTCAATGGCAAATGTAAGCAAATGGTCCACCAGCGAGACTCATGGTGTTCGCTCTTATGCTGTTTCCAGCAAAGATAATTATACGCTTACATTTGAGTGCGATGTTGGATTTAATAATACGGATCCCAATCAAGTAGGAACACGACTACTCACACTCATGAAAACAGAACCAGGTGGTGAGTCATTTGATGCTGAAAAAGAACAAATAACACTGAAAGTTGGTGATGATGAATATCCGATCAGTTCTATCGGTTCCTCTATAGGTGATAGTTACTGGTATGGTTTTTGGTCAGATACCCCTGATATGGAAGTTAAAACATTCGATGCATACGTAGACGGAAAAAAAATCGCAACATTTACGCTACGTAAGGCCGCAGAGCTTTTCAACGCGGCACCTGAAGATGGCTGCCTAAAGCGCGCAAAATGACCTGTCACAAATGACTACTCGTAGAATCGGTTAACACACCAGATTCTACGAGGTTTCAATGACACCACGACAATTACTCGAAGACGTCAAATCCCGCTTCACACCTTTGATTGCGGATGAACCTGCCTTACTGGAATCCCTGCTAAGAAAAGCATTGGGAACCTACCAGGATAGGGCGGGGCACATCAAGCGGATACGCATCACCGATCAGGCCAGTAAATCACTTGCTTGCCCAGTTGATTTTCTTGCGCTCGTATCGGTTACAGATCACACCGGCGATCTTGTCTACTCCGATGTTTACGATGGGAATATCGAGCTTGAAGATACCCATCGAGCGGTATACCCACTGAATGTGTCATATCTGGCTAATTTGCGTGATATGGATCTGGATAATGGGGAAGTGCCACCTGAAATCATTGGGTTACTTTCTGACTATCTGGAAGTGTTAATCGCGATACCTAACACAGATCGCCTGCGAAGAATATCTATCGCGGGGAAACTCGATGCCAGCAATTTATCCGACGAGAACACGCTGTATCAGCGAAAGCTGGATCTGGAAGAGAAAATGAGCGCAACAAGGGCAATTATCCCGGGAATTGTTCTTTTCTCATCCATGTTGAAGTGAGAGGGCTGATATGGGGTTTAATGTTGCTTCAGTAAAGTCTTATGTATCTTCGGCATTAACGACGACATTATTTGGCTCCGGCGTTGGTGAACGGGAAGTTGGTAAGCTGACGTCAATCATCATGAACAAAATGCTGTTCGCGCAAGGATGGCAGTTCTCTGTCGAAGTTGATGGACTGGAGGGGGCAGACTTCTTTGCCAAAGATATTACCTACCACGATTACAGCATCGAATATGAAACGATTAAAATCGGCGGAGGGAATATCCTTCAACCAACGGAGCGTTCGCCAGGGCAGATAACAATGATGGTCAGGGATACCGTTGATGGCCTCGTTTTGGACTGGTTTAAGACGGCAAAAAGTCGGGTGATCAATCCGGACGGTACCGGGAATATACCGTCTAAATATTTGCTCAATGTGCGTATTTATCGGTTGCTGTCTTCCGGCTTAACCAAACTGGAAAATGAGATGACGGTATTCCCGGTCACTACCGGCGATGTCACCTATGCGCGAGATCAGGTTACTGAATTTAAGTCATTCCCAATGACCTTCGCATTGCACAGCACGTTTAACCAATCCTCAAGTTCTTTGGCTTCCCTTCTGGGCTTTAGTTTTTCTCTTTGAATTAAGGAGCAAGGATGCTTTTACCTCTTTTCCCGCTACCATCGCGGCCAACTGAATTGATCCAGTTCCGTCAGCCAAATATTGCTGATGCGATGCGTTTCAACTCGATAACACCGGAGGAACAAGAACAACAGACAACGGCGTATTTAAAAGCCTTGCTGGCTGAACCTGCGAAACATGATCCCCTGACATGGACGGCGCAGGACCGGATTACCGCGTTATGGTGGATATTTACCGGCTCCCGTGAAACACCGGTCGAGACATTCACCTACACCTGTAAACATTGCGGTAAAGAGCATTATTACGATTGCGATATGAATGCTCTGGCTGAAGATATCCAGGTCCTGGAAGTGGAACCTTTCATTGACGATATTGAGGTGTCTGTCGAGGGAGTACCTTATCAATGGCGTATCGTGCCGCTTGATGGTTGGGCAATGGAAATGCTGGAGATGCGCCGTGCAGCATTGCCACCTGAAGACGACGCGGAATTCAAAGAAGCGATCGTTGATTTGCGTTTTTGGGAATTCGCTTATCAGTGTGAGCTTTATAACGATGTTAGCGGTACTCGTGAAGATCAGGCTGAGCGTCGTTATGAAACGATTAAACGGATGGCCATTGATACTGAATTTATGAAGCTGGCGGCACACATCCGACTGGCTCATGAAAAGCTCGAACATGGTTTACCGTGCTACATCGATAAAGGTGAAATGCGTCTTCGTCTACCGCCGCATAAATGCCCAAATCAGGATAAAAAGGAGTCCACAGAGGGTGCATATACCCGTCTGTGGGTGCCCTTTCGGGCTACCGACTTCATTCCACAGGTGGGGATTGAAAAGCTATCAGACCTTAGTGTCCAACCTGGTTTTGTATGGGGGTATACCGATTCAGGACGCTGAAAGGCTTACTGAATCCTATGCGTTTTTCCTGTTGGAGAAACTGGAAGAAAAACTTAAACCGAAACGGTAGGCGATAAGATCATGGAAAGAAAAAACGCCAACATTGACGATGTTATAAGGACAGTTGAAACCGCCAGCGCAAAAGAGCTGGAAGAGCTTGCAGGTATCCGGGAAGCTGTTGAAGATTTGAAAGGGGGGCGCGTTGCAACTGTTGATCCTGTCTCTCGCAGTGTGTCGGCATTAAATCGCACAATCGAAAATTCCCGGCCAGACTTTGTGGCCAATGCGCCATCAGTGGACCCTATTGTTGAGGCAATGAAACGGCTTAATTTAGGGGACGTTTCTCGTGTAGTTCAGGAGGATGTTGCTCTACAGGAACCGCAGGCCAAATCAACTACGCGAAAGGGTAAAAAACGACGCAAGAAGGCTATAACAGAAGATGTAAAGGCGCAACGGACCGAAGCAGCCGAACACGCTCGCGAAATGTTCGGTCAAAAAGGCGGTGCGCAAAAAAGCCAAAACCAACGCGATGCGCGTGGTCGTTTTATTGGAAAGTCAGGGAGTAAGGCCGCAGCGGAAGATGCCCGTGCTGAACGTGCTGAAAAGGCCAGGCGCAAAGAGGATGATGAGCGTCTAAATGCTGAATCAGGTTTATTAAAAAAACTGTCAAAAGTAGCTGAAGGCATAGGTAACCCTTCAGAGACTCGTGCCGTCGATGCGTTAGGTTATGCCGTTGCTGGTCCATTGTGGGCAGCAGGGAAGGAGCTTGGCGGGATATCAAAAGAAGTTGGTGGATCGCTTAATGGTGCCAGAAAGTCTATTGCCGATGTGATTCGTGGCAATGACGATAACAGCCGTAGAAAAGGTTTTTTTAGGCGTAAATCGCAAAATAGTGCCGATGTCGTTCAGGTTAACACCCAAAAACGGACGGTTCAGGAACTTCAGGAGCAGACCAGCGAAATTAAAGAGGGCAATGACAAGATTCTCAGCGCCCTTGATCAGATAGCCAAAAACACCGGGAAAAGGAAGGGCGGCTTGCTGTCCAAACTATTTAGCCTGTTAGGGAAGGGGGCCGGTGGCGTCGCGTCGTTGTTAATGGGGCGTGGCATGCTGAAAAAAGCTGGAGCACTCGCTTTTGGCGCTCTGGGGGCAAAGAAACTTGTAGGAATGCTACGCGGTGGTGGCAAGAAGACTCTCGCCCATGAAGGCGGAGATTTGGCTGCCCGGGCAGCAGGTAAACTTGGATTAAAGGCAGTTGGTAAAGGGGCGTTACGCGCAATTCCCCTAGTCGGCACAGTGGCTGGAGGTATTTATGATGCGGTAACCGGTTGGAATGATACAGAAGCGCAACGTCGAGCGTTTGGGCTTAAATCAGGACAAGATCCATCATTCCAGCAAAAAGCCGCTTATACGTTAGCTAATGTTCTTGATATGGGGGGACTGGTATCTGGTATTAGCAGCGCCATTGGTGAGGTTCTCAAATCACTTGGATTTGAGGATATCGGCAATATGTTGCAATCATTTTCGACGGAAAGTATTGCCCAGGCCATTGATAGTGGGATTACCAACTTAGAAACATATATTTCTAACCTTGGCGACACCATTTCTACCAAGTTCGATGATTACACAGCAAAGATTGGTGATGCTGTTTCAGCATGGTTTAGCGATACATCTAATAAGCTGCTTGAAAAGCTGGATGCCATCAAAGACTTCTTTACTGTCGATAACCTGAAACAGGTTTTCAGTGATGCAATTGATAGTGCAATTGATTTCATTAAGAACCCAGGGAAACACATTAAAGAGGCGGCTGGTAATATTTGGGATGGGGTTAAAAATTTACCAGGTAAAGCATTAGATGCAGCGGTTGATGCCGTTAAAAATACCCCTGCGGCAATGATTGTATCAAAAATACCCAATCCGATCGGCGAGGCTAATGCGAAAGAAATCACTCCAGAGTTAAAAGCTCCGGTTAATAGCCACCAGGAGACGTCTGATTCTAAAACTGAATCCGATGCCAAACAGAGTAATATTGCTACCCGCGTGATAAATGCGGCACTGGACACAGCGAAAGATAGCAATAAAACAGTTAAACAAACTGCCAATCAGATTATCAATGCAAATGCCGTAGAAACGGGCAATAGCGCGTTGCAGAAAATTGATAAAGCTATTGGTCAAAATAGCTCGTCATCATCGTCGCTTAATACCACTGGTACCAGGAATGACATTCAGAAAGCTGCGGATACCTACAACAATGGCAACTTGGATGTAAAAGTCGGAAGTCTTGGCGCTGAAGGTAAGGCAAATCTCGATAAGTTGGCTCCGTATTTTGCTGAACTAGAGAATAAATACGGTCTTCCAGAAGGCACTCTTTACGCGATTGCTGCAACTGAATCTGGTGGTAATCCGTATGCAAAATCCCAAACCGGTGCTCTGGGGATGTTTCAGTTCACGGGGATTGCTCGTGAAGAGACTGGCTTAGCTGAAGGTGAATCGTTTGATCCTGTGAAATCGGCAGAAGCTGCGGCTCTTCTCATGAGCAAGTATCTGAAGCAAGCCAATGGAGACTTAAACGAGGCCATCACTGCATATAATGCTGGGTTTGGCACTATTAATAAGTGGAAAAAAGGCACAGGTGACTTATCGAAAGAAAACCGTGAGTACGCGATCAAGGTCAATACTCATCGTGCTCGCTATTTAGGTGGTGAAATCTATACACCTGGAGCAGGAGCACAGGGTGGGGCGCAATATGGAGTGAGGGGACCACTGCCTGATAACGCTGTTATCGATCAGTCTACTGGCCTGGCGTTTACCCCTGGTGATAGCCCGTTTGAGAAAGGCGGTCTGGTAGACAAAATCGGCAATGCTGTTGGCGTTAACGATCTGGTCAACAAATTCATGAATGGCCGGGGGATGCGTCGGGAAGTCGTTCAGGGAACGCTCGAAGAACGTGCACGAGGGAAGGGGACCGCAACAGCAGCTGGCAATGTGTATGTTGATACCCCGATGCCAGTTGAAGAGGCGCGTCCGGTGGCCAACAACTCAAGTTACTTTGACCATCTCGGCGCACAAATGGGGATTGATGGACTATTCGATAAACTCCGCAACTCGCCGGGGATGCGGAAAAATAATGCGCCTGAACCAGCCTCCATGTCCCAGGTGACGACTGCCGCCAACGATTTGCAGCAACCAACCGGTCGTATGCAGATAGACGGGCAGGTTATTAGTGACCTTGGCGGTTCCGGTGCCAAGCCGACAATGCAGTTGGCTGATAATACCGTTTCACTTGATGGTGAAACGAAGCGGCTGTTTGCGCAGATGACCTCATTGCTTGCCAGGATTGAAGAGCACACCAAAGACTCGGCGAAAGGCCAGGGAACTGTCGTAAAGGTCAGCACGCCTCAGCCGGGCGTTATGCGCACGGTACCACTGTCAATTGATGATCCGTTGATGAATGACTACGCGAGAGTTGATTGATGGCCAACAATAACGAAATTGATCCTTTGCTGACGCTGGAGTTATCCGGCGTAAAAACGTATGAGTCCCAGGAGGAGGCCTGGGGCGCTCGTTTATATGAGTGGCTAAACACTTATCAGGGTGAGGTATACGGAGATCCGTCATGGGGCAATGTTTTACCGCAGTTTAAACACGAACCGACCAACTTGTCGCATGTTCAAATTGCGGTTGAGGCAATGCTGTTGCAAAAACTGACAGTAGATTTACCTGACATACCGATTTCTGGCTTGTCAGTAGCCGAGGGAGATGCTTTTGATAAGTTGAAAATATCCATTCGTATCAGGGATATAACTATCACACAGGACGTGGTGCTATGAGTAAAACAACACCGACTAAAGACAGTATTCGTGCAGAGTTTGAAGAGCTTGTCGAGAAAGATTCATTCTGGTCGAAGTTTGTCGGCTCTCAATTTGTCTCGATGCTGACATTGTTTATTACCCAGATTGTCTACAGGTGCTTTCAGTATGCCGATGCGGCGCTGGCTGAAGGCTTTATATCGACCGCGACGCGGCGTTCCTCTATCTTGGCAGCGGCAGAAACGAATAGTTACGTTGGTACCAAGCCAACACCGTCATCCGGGATGGTTGAGATCACAGCCACAAGTGAAGATGCTCCAGCGGTAATCCCCAAAAACACGCCTTTAATATCTGACGACCAGTACCCTTACATGACTATGGATGTATGCAGGTTGGTTGACGGCACCGGTACGGTAGAAGTGGCACAGTTGGAAATCCAGGAGGTGACATATACCGTTACGGCAGCCAAAGAATTTCTGGAAGTCGTGTTATCAAAGGCTCTCACTGCTGTCTGCTATAAGCTGGAAGTATTCGTGACGACCGATGGTAAGACCACGCAGTGGTCTTCCAGCACTATGTTCCGGTTAGCCGGTAGTAAAAGCCAGGTCTACGTTGAGTTTTATAAACCATCCGAGCAGTTGGGAGTTCGATTCGGCGATGGGCTAATTGGGCAAATACCGCCAGAAGGCTCGACAATTACGCTTAAGGTATGGTGCACCAACGGCGATATAACCCTGGTTGCTGGCCAAAACCTGACGCCTGTCGATTCTGCGGCTAATTTAGCTAATTTGATTTCAGTTAAGACAACGACACCTATAACCACAGGTACCGATGCCGAAACAACGGAGATCACACGTAACCGTGCACAATATTACCTTGCCTATGATGATCAGGTCGTATGGGGCGGGGACTATACGTATTTTCTGGTGCGTAACATCCCGGGACTGTCCTGGGTAAAGGCATGGGGCGAGGGTCAGCAAGAAAAATTAGATGGTGCTTATAATGTTCAGAATATCAATAAGATATTTATTTCAGGATGGCATCCGAATAAAAGTCAGTCAGAGCTTGAAGAAATGATCCTGGCTGCCTTTAAGAAGGTACCGAATGAACTGAACAAGAAATTCTCTTATAAAGAGGTCAGAAAACTACCATTTAAGATAACCATCACCGGACGGATATCGGCAAGCCTGACCATTGAGAATGTGACCGATGAGCTGAAGTCGGCACTGGAAAAAAAATTTGGGCGCGACTCAACTTTCTTTGATCCGAACCGCGTCGGAAAGTACATCCTGATTAAGAAAAAAGACGTTTGGGCGTTTATCGAAACGCTGGGCTATTTCCGCGACTTTTATCTGGAGTTTGTCGAGTGGTATGAGTCCAACGGCTTTTACGATTTCGTTTATCTGGATACAGAAAACTCCACCTTCAATATTTCGTATGAGGAGGAGTGATGCAACGTTCCTGGTTTAATAACCGGCTTACATCAGCTAAGCAAAAGTCATTGCTTTATAAATCATTGGCTGATTTGGTTCAGTCAATGATGGACACCTTTGTTGACCCATGGTTGGAGCGAATTACCAACCGGAAGTCTATTTTCTCCATGAGCAAGGAGGATCTGGAGACCAGGACAAATGAACTTGGCCAGTTTTTTACTATCAGAACGTCGAATTCATCTTCCGTTCCGATGTTGTTACAACAGCGGTTTGATGAGATCCATTTTAAGGGTACTGAACGCCCTATAAACCAGACAATTTATCGCGAATTTAACGGTATATCGGTTTTATGGGATCCCATATATGCTCCGGTGGACTTTGAACGACATCCCTATGGCACGGTCCTGATTCCAGAAAGCACACTGGAAACCACCGGCGGCACATTCGGCGAGATGTTTCTGACTTCCAGAGGAATGATCAGTATTCCCATAAACGACCTGGCCCGGACAATGGGTATTACTGGATCGATAGATCAGTCCGCAATTACAGAAGAAATTCTCAGAAAGTTTAATCAGTTCGTAAAGCCTCTACTGCCACTGCATATAGTGTTTGATGGGCTTACGCTCTATTTGTCGGTTGTTGTAAATGAACAGGCCGACATGATCACTTTGAATGAGATTTCTGATACCGAAAAAGCATTCTGCTGGTTTGAAACTTCGGATACAACTTCGCTTACTGAAGTTACGTCGATTAACGCCCCGATCACTGCAACGCCGGGCGGCACTATTGTGAAAGCAACGCCTACGTTTGATCGAACCCGCGCAGATGATTTGCTGTTGGATAGCGATGCGTGACAATCACCCCGTCCGCAGGGCGGGGTGACAAGTTACTTATCTTACAATGAGGCTTCACAACATTGATTAGGGAAAATCATGTCTGACGTCTCAACAAACCTCTATAAGAGTCAGTTGTTGGACTATTACTATCAGCGGCGCGCTGAATCGTCCATTAACAAAGGCTCTCGATTTTTAATCAGCAAGGCCGTTTTCGGTACCAGTTCACTGGTTACTAAGAAAGGAGATGGCAATTATGAGATTGGAGAACTGCCAAAGGCTTTCGATCTGGCAGAACTGACCAGTCAATTTTGCACCATCAACCTCGTCCCAACCTACTCAGGCGGGATAATTACTGTCCGAATGGACCTTGATCAAAGTCAGTTGCAGGAAGGGAAAAACTACCCATTCAACACTCTGGTTGTTCTGGATAACGAGAATAAGCCAATCGCCATTATTTGTGTCCAAGAAGACTCGCTGTATGTGGGCAAAACATATACCGCAGTTATGGCCATAAACACGACTACAGCATAAGGATATGCTTGATGAATGACGTTACAGTTGTTACATCGGTTACTTACCCATCACCCGAGTCGTTGGCTCTGGTGTCTGATGTGCAATACCACGAACCATATCTGTCAGCCGCTCTAAACCGAAAATTCAGGGGAATTGTTGACCCGGGATTTTATGCTGGTTTCTTGCCTAAGCCTGGCGGTGGGATGAACCTGTTAATCACCTCAGTGGATGGAGATAAAACCGCTGGCGCAGCGTCAGTGGATATTGGTGAATTCTACCAGGTAACTATTCAGCATCGTAAGGATATCTCTCTTGCACTTAACGCAGGCAAGAAATATGCAATTGTGCTGAAGGGAAGATACCTTCTTGGAGAAGATACCTATCAGGTGAATACCGCGTCACATATTCATGCAGCTGAATTTGTTGCCAGAACCTATACCGATTCATATCAGTTAGGTGATGGGGAACTGCTGGTTTGTACGGTGAATATCCCTGCTGGCGTATCTACCATTACTCAAGAGATGATTGATACATCCGAGCGTATCAACCGCACGATCGGCATTGATATTTCAGACTCTGTAACCAGTACCAGAAGTGATGTTGCTGCGAGTTCGCTGGCAGTTAAAAAAGCCTACGATCTGGCGAAAAGCAAGTATACGGCGCAGGATGCAAGCACAACGCAAAAGGGATTAGTTCAGCTCAGTAGTGCCACTAACAGCACGTCTGAAGTGCTGGCCGCCACACCGAAAGCTGTCAAGGCTGCATATGACCTGGCTAACGGGAAGTATACAGCCCAGGATGCAACCACGGCTCAAAAAGGGATAGTTCAGCTCAGTAGCGACACCAACAGCACTTCTGAAACATTAGCTGCAACTCCAAAAGCGGTTAAAGCTGCATACGATCTAGCAGCCGGAAAGGCACCATCCAGTCATACACATCCCTGGAATCAGATCACTGGTGTACCAACAGCTTCATTGACAGCGAAAGGCATCACTCAGCTCAGTAGTGCCACTAACAGCACGTCTGAAGTGCTGGCCGCCACACCGAAAGCTGTCAAGGCTGCATACGACCTGGCTAACGGGAAGTATACAGCCCAGGATGCAACCACGGCTCAAAAAGGGATAGTTCAGCTCAGTAGTGCTACCAATAGCACGTCCGAAGTGCTGGCCGCCACACCGAAAGCTGTCAAGGCTGCATATGATTTGGCTAATGGAAAGCAAGCGGCAGACGCTACGCTCACTGCTCTAGCGGCACTAGCTACAGCAGCAGATAAACTCCCTTATTTCACAGGTGTTGATCGTGCCGCGTTAACTGCATTGACAAGTGTTGGACGCGCCATTCTTGGTAAGACCAGTATTCAGAGCGTTCTTGATTACCTTGGTTTAGGAGAAGGCTCGGCGCTGCCCGTTGGTGTGCCTGTTCCATGGCCCTCAGCCACACCGCCAACGGGGTGGCTGAAATGTAACGGAGCAGCATTTTCTTCTGAAAAGTACCCAA